TATGATGCAGTAGTTTTGAATTTAGTTCCAAACAGCTGTGATCGTGAATGTAAGAAAAAACTATTTGAAGCAGAGATGGAAGAATCGATGCAACAAATGGCTCGTAGTATTATGAGCGAAGTGTTATATCAAACAAAACAAATGACTAAGGAGAAACAATAATGAACACCAAACGTTTTGGAAGACATTTAGAAAATCCCAAAGTAAATGAAGAATCGTTTGAGAATAGAGAAAAAATGAGCACTCATAGAGAATGGGATTGGCAACCAAAAATTAAAATATCAAAATACACTAATTATAAAACTGATTTAATCGGTGCGATTATATTTGCAATTATATTAGTATTACTTTTAACTTTTATGCCAAAATCTTCATATTCTTCTGAAAAACCAATTAAAGATGAAATTACAGAGTGGTACGAAAACACAACAATTTCTATTGCGAATGAAATAACTTCTTTAGGAAACTTTGTAGTTAATGTTCCTGATAAAATAGGAACTGGATTATCTAATTTCTGGCAAGAAACAAAAACATATCAAATTGAAAGTTGGTCTAAAACAAGAGAAGAAAACCCACAAATATTTGACACTGTAAACAAAATTAAAGAATATTTTGTTCCAACTGTAGAAAGTAAAAAAGAATAATGATATTAACTTATATATTTTTATTGTTCTTTTTTATTGCTGTAATTGGATTATGGTTTATGATAATTTTTGATATGATTCAATAATGAAAAAATCTTTAGTATTAGTTGCAAGTTTAACTCTATTATGTGCCACTAGCATGGCACAAATGAATTATTCTCGACAAATAACTGCCGAGAGTACTTGGATGGAGAAAATGGCTAATGCTAATGATGTAACATCAAACAAACGTATTCCAACAAATTCATGCATTTATGAAACTGAGACAAGTACTGTCGATGGCAAAATCATAAAGACGACTGAGCAAAAGAGGTGTCATGAAGAAATCCCAACAGGAGAGAAAAAAGATTCGGGATTTAGTGAGTTCATAAGAACACCACTCGGCGAAACGTTAATCGTACTAGCTACTGTTGCTGTAATGCAACGTGTTGCTAATGCGAAAACGAGATAAAGAAAGGAGGTATGAAAATGAAAAAAATATTATTAATTGGTTCATTAATGTTTTTAGGAGCATGTGCTGGTAATCTTGATAAATTAAATCAGAAAACACAAATCGAAGGAAATGAAGATTTGATTAAAGCAGCATCTCTTATTTGTAATGAATATAAATCTACTGATTCAGTATTATATGGTTGCGGATCAGGTGTATCAAGTGACTTAGAATTAAGTAAGTCGAAAGCAATACTACAAGCAAAAATATCAGTTGCTGACGTTATTTCTAACTCTTTAGTAAAAAATGAAACATTAACAACTAAAGAATCAACGAAAGACGGAGTATCAAGAGAATATAACTCGAGCGAAAAAAACCAAATATTTGAACAATCTTTGAACAGATATAAAGTTGTTTACGACAAACAATTTACTGACCAAGGAAGATTCAGATCTTTCATAGTGATAGAGTATAAACTTAAATCGCTATAATCTTGCTTTGCAAGAAAAAAGGGAGTATAATACTCTGTACTCCCTTTAATAAAGGATATATTATGAACATAGAACTATTAAAAAAACAATTAAAAGAATTAAAATACCAATTAGAATTTGAATCAAATTCAATAAAAATTAGAGAACTAGAAGAAGATATTTACGAAGTTGAAGATACAATATCAAAACTTGAAAAAGCAAATATATTACAACAACTAAGGAGTTATTAAAATGGCAGACTATTTAAAAGACGTAATTAAAAATATTAATAATGAATATGCTGGAACTGCTGATGGTGATATCGTAGGCGATAACACACAATTTATGGATACAGGATCTTACGCATTTAATGCATTGTTAAGTGGTAGTATTTTTGGTGGTCTTCCAGGAAATAAAATAACTGCACTTGCAGGAGAAGCATCTACTGGTAAAACGTTTTTTGCATTGGGTATTTGTAAAACATTTCAAAAACTTGGTCCACAAGCTGGTGTGATTTATTTTGAAACAGAGGGTGCTATTACAAAAGAAATGCTTGCTGAAAGAGGTATAGATCCAAAAAGATTTGTACTAATTCCTGTTTCTACAGTTCAAGAATTTAGAACTCAAGCGATGAAAATATTAGATAATGTTTCTCAAGTACCAAAAGGATCAAGACATCCAGTATTATTTGTTCTAGATTCACTTGGCAATCTTTCAACTGAAAAAGAAGTAGCAGATACTTTAGAAGGAAAAGATACAAGAGATATGACAAGATCACAATTAATTCGTGGTGCTTTCAGAGTATTGGCTCTTAAATTATCTAAATTAGATATTCCAATGATAGTAACTAATCACACTTATGATGTTATAGGTGCTTATGTGCCAACTAAAGAAATGGGTGGTGGTGGTGGATTAAAATATGCTGCAAGTACAATTGTGTATTTAAGCAAATCAAAAGATAAAGATGCAGATAAATCTGTCGTAGGAAATATTATAAAAGCAACATTACAAAAATCTAGATTTACAAGAGAATTTTTAAGAGTAGAATCTAAACTTTCTTTTGAAACAGGTCTAGATCGTTATCATGGATTGACTGATCTCGCAATTGAAGCTGGTATCTGGAAATCAGAGGGTGGACGTATTGATGTTGGAAGTAAAAAAGTATTCGGTAAAAATATATCTGAAAATCCTACTGAATTTTTTACTGATGATATATTAAAACAAATAGACGAATATACTCAAAAAACTTTTAAATATGGCTCTTCCATTCCTGTATCTGAAAATGTAGCAGAAGTGCCAGAAGAAAAAGAAGAAAAAAAGAATGGAAAATCAAGACGATCTAAAGAATAATAATATAAAACTCTTTCCTTTATTAGATCCTAATTCTTTTGAAAGCGAAGAGCATTATAATAAAGCAAGAGATGAATATCTTGCAACACTTCCTGCATCTATTCCTCCACATTTAATTCTAAAAGAAAAAGGTAAATGGGGTGGAACTAAAATACAATTTACATCTGGTGTGATGGAAAATGTAATTGTAAGTTTTGGACAAGTTACATTTGTTCCAAAAGATGACGGCACTATTTCATTATCATATCAATACGACGTAGAAAATCTAGACCAAGAAAAATTAATTAAAATGGGAAGACCATTAACACAAGCTGAAATAGAAAAAATGCTTGGTGATTTTTTAATGGCAAGTATTGAAGATTCTTTGAAAAAAGGAAATATACTTTTTAGAGGTGGATTAGAAGAAATGGAGAAATATGCGCATAGAGACAACGATTTTAAAGAATCTAATACATAACGAAGATTATTGTAGAAAAGTAATACCTTTTATTAAAACTGAATATTTTTCAGATAATATAGAAAAAGCTATTGCTGGCGAATTTATAGCATTCTTTGCAAAATATAATAAACCTGCAACTATTGAAATTCTAAACGTAGAATTAAACAATAATAAATCTCTTTTTGAAAAAGACTTTCAACAAGCACAAGCACTCCTACAAACATTAAAACCTGAAGAAACTAATCAAAAATGGTTAGTAGATGAAACTGAAAAATTCTGTAAAAATAAAGCTGTTTATAATTCAATTATGGACAGTATTAAAATTATAGATGGTCGTGATAAAATAAGAAAACAAGATAGCATACCATCTTTATTATCAGAAGCATTAAGTGTTTCTTTTGATAAATCAGTTGGACATGATTATATAGAAGATTATGAAGAACGATTTGATTTTTATACACGAGTTGAAGAAAAAATTCCTTTCGATTTAGATTTATTCAATACCATTACACGTGGAGGACTTAGCAATAAAACATTGACTGTTGCTCTTGCTGGTACTGGTGTTGGTAAATCTTTATTCATGTGTCATAATGCTGCAACTAATTTAATGAATGGATTAAATGTTCTTTATATAACACTTGAGATGGCTGAAGAACGTATTGCTGAACGTATAGACGCAAATCTATTAAATATAACATTTGACGAGTTAAAGACTGTAGATAGAGAAAGTTATAAACGTAAAATTGACAAAATTAAATTTAAAACTCGTGGCAAATTAATCGTAAAAGAATATCCTACTGCAACTGCTCATGTTGGGCATTTTCGTTCATTACTTGAAGAGTTAGCAATTAAAAGAAATTTTACACCAGATATTATCTATGTTGATTATTTGAATATATGTACATCTGTAAGACTTAAATCTAATGGCAATTTTAATTCATATACAATTATTAAGAGTATTGCTGAAGAATTAAGAGGATTAGCAGTTGAGTATAATCTTCCAGTTGTAACAGCAACTCAAACAACTAGATCTGGTTTTACAAATACTGATGTTGGATTAGAAGATACTTCTGAGTCTTTTGGTCTTCCAGCAACAGCTGATTTTATGTTTGCACTTATTTCTACTGAAGAACTACTTAGTCTTGGACAGATGATGGTGAAACAATTAAAAAATCGTTATAATGATCCAAACTATTATAAAAGATTTGTAATTGGTGTTGATAGATCTAAAATGAAATTATATAATGTTGAAATGTCTGCTCAAAAAAATATATCTGACAGTGGGCAAAAATTTAATGATGATAAACCTATATTCGACAAGAGCGCAATTGGTGAGCGAATCTTGCAAGAAAAGCCATTTAATTTTGAATAAAAGACGAAATTGGAACACAATTTAAAGATATATAATTTGCGTTGCAAGATTAAATATATTATAATATGATTGGAGAATAAAAATGGAAACTAAAATATTAAATGCTAAAACTAAATTAGATTGCGAACACCTATTAGGAAAATTCGTAGATGAATCTAACTACGACACATTAGTAACATATGATGCAGATTTCTATGCACCTACAATTGATGGTATCAATTCAGAAAAAAATATAATCTTTAAATTTCGTAAAAATTATTTCACTAAAGAACAACAATCAACTGCATATGCTGGATTAAGAGAAGCAGCAATTGAAACTCAAAATCGTGGTATGGCAGCAGGTCCAAAATCTTCTAAATTAGGAAGTCGTGACTGGGTAACTGAATATCAAGAAGAAATGCTTGATAAATTGATGAACTTTAAATCAAATTTAGATGGAACACACCCAATTGATGAAGTAAACAAAAAATATAAATCTAAAAATAAAGCTGAAGTTTCTCCAAGAGGAAACGTTTGGTTGATTAATAAAGTTACTGACGAAGGATTTGTATTTGAAAACTGGCTTGATGAAGTGCGTTCTATGTCACAAGAAGATGCTATTAAAGAAGCAACTCGTGTAAAAACTAAATTAACATCTACAACCACTTATGCTAATGCTGTATTTTCAGGTATTGCTGGTTATTTCGATAGATATCCACGTATTCCTTATGGTCGTGCAACTGCATTTACAGAAAAAAATCCTGAGAAATTTGCTATGGGATTTCCTTTTCTACAAGCATTATCGTCTGGATTTGAAAAGTTATTACCAGAAAGATTTGCAAAACAAAAGGAAGCATGTAATAAATTAGATAGTAAATTCGTAATTCCAGGAACTGTATTTACTACAATGACTGTAAATAAAACATTTAGAACTGCTGCTCATAGAGATGCTGGCGATTTAAATGAAGGATTTAGTAATTTAACAGTTGTATCGAATAATGGTAAATATACAGGTGGTTATCTAGTATTTCCAGAATATCGTGTTGCTGTTGATGTTCGTCCAGGAGATTTATTATTAGTGAATAATCACGAGGGTATTCATGGAAATACTGAAATGAAAGCTGAAGCTGATTGTGAACGTATTTCATTCGTGTGTTATTTTAGAGAAAAAATGCTAGAACTTGGCTCATGGAACTATGAGATGACAAGAAAAAATTATGTCGAAGATCGTAGAAAGAATAAAAACCATCCATTACAAAGAGAATTATGGAATGGTGTGAGCGAAGGAATGTGGGATCAAGAAGAGTGGTACAATTATCTTGAGTCTAGATTGGGTGAAGAAATATTAATTAAATATCATCCTGAGTCACGTAAATCGTCGTTAGAATCATTCTTTTAATCCTATGTCTCTCCATGAATTTTTAGGAGAAGATAGACTTCTTGAATGGTATTATTCAGCCAATGCAAAAAACACAGGTCTGAAAATAGGATATCGTAGAGTATCTGGCAAAATAGGTCTTACAAATAACGAATCTGGTATTCGTGGTGCTTGGGTAGAAAAACGCATAGCACTTTTTAAAAATCTACTTTCTTCAAATTATCAAATAATTCCTTTATCAACTCCGACAGAAGCAACCTATGCTGACGGATTTACATCTTTTGATTCATATACTCACTGTAATGTTCTTATACTAGAGTTTGGTGGAACGAATATACAATTCTATAAAAAAGATTGGGATAAAACAATCGAAATAATCAATTCACATTCAGGTAGAATTATTTTTATTAATGACGATCCAGATCTTCCATTTCTTTGGGATCTATTACCAAATGAAAAATGGTCTAGATGGACTATTGCTGCAAATGCAACTAATCCAACTGAAGTTTCTAAAATACTTAAATGTCCACCTGATTGTAGGATTGTAGATTTACCAATGGCAAACGGAATGCAATTTGCTGAATTTTCAAATGGTTCAATTGATAAATGCGTATATATTGGTAGACCAAATGGAAGAACAAAATATTTTAAAGAATTTTTAAAATCACCTTACTTAGAGATAGCAGGAAAACCAAAAGAATGGGATGGTTATAATGCAAATGTAATTGAAAATCCTCAACAAAAAGATAGAAGAAATTTTTATAGAAATTATAAAGGTTGTTTAACAGTTTATGATAATAAACATAAAGAAGCAGGTTGGAGAACAGGTCGTGCCTTTCATGCTCTTTATGCAGGCATTCCTGTTTGTGCTCCTCGAGGAAATGATGGATTGTTATGGACTTTCCCAGTAGAAACTGCTGAAGATTTAAATAAATTTGTTTCTCTTTCAGCAGAAAAAAGAAAACTAATTTGGGAAAAACAAAAATCAATAGTCGACTACGAAACCAATATAGATCCAATATTATTATGATAGTTACTTACGATATGGATGGGGTTCTTGCTTTAAATCCACCACCAAATATAAAAAAATGGGGGCATATGAATGGTGCTGAAAGAAATGCAAGAAAGGAATTTTTATATGACTGGTATGAAAATGCTGAGTTGTTATTTAATCCTCCTGAAGAAAAATTCCATGTAATTTCTGCAAGAAAAAAAGACCAACGAACATGGGAAATAACAAGTAACTGGTTGAATAAATATTTTCCGAATAGAATATTATCTATTAATCTTTTAAATACTTCAAGAACTGTGAAGAACGTTGTAGACTTTAAATCATCGATTATTAATCATATTAATTCGATGGCTCATACAGAAGATAATGTAAGAGTATTAAAAGGACTAAAAAAATTGTGTCCAGAAACTAAATTATATTTCTGGGAAAAAGGAATGACTAATCCAATCATATTTCATGGCTAAAAATTACTTTCATTTAAATATTCCTGGAATCACTTCACCATTAAATGAAGAAGGACAAATTTGGTTTAATAAACTTGGTCCTTGCTTTATTACAGTGCCGAAAGAATATTATAACCCAAAACTAATTTCGTGGGCAGAATCTCATGGATTAATGTATTGGGATGCTGAAGTCTTTTCATTTCCTGCAAATTACTTTATGGAAATACATGTAGATGCAACTGAATTTAGTAATAAATGTAAATTAAATTGGGCATATTCAGATAGTGAACATTATAATGTTTGGTATAAACCAAAATCTAATTGGGTTCCGAAAGCAACTGATGGAGAACAAGATGATGGTAAATATGATGATTATAGTTATTCATTTTTACCTGAAGAAGTTACTGAAGTTGAAAGATGTACTGTTCGAACACCAACATGTATTGTAAGTGGACAACCCCATAATGTAATTACTACTAATTCTCCAAGAAAAGCAATATCAGTATCTTTATACCCACTCGGATCGAATCCACCAACACTCCCAAAAGATTGGGGAATATCAATTGAAACTATGCGCGAAACTTTAAAAAATTATGTTGTCGAATATTAAATCATTATTACTTTTATTATATACATTTTTTTGCACTATATTAATTACAATTAGTCTTACTATAATTGCAATTGTTTGTTTATTTTTAGTTATTATTGTTGATTTTATTTACAGATTTATTTCTTGGATATTTACTTCCACTAAAAAGTAGAGTATAATATGAGAAGAAGAAATCCGATTGCAAAAGAATTAAGAACAACAAAATTTAAACAAAAAGTTGTAAAAAATAAAAAACATTATAACAGAAAAAATAAAACAATAGAAGAAATTAATCATCACTTTGAAATATATGAATAAACAATATAATGAATATGACTCATTCGATTCTAATTGGTCAAATGAAATGGAATCAATAAATCCATCAGGACAAAGTCAAGGAAATGAAGAAATAGACAAATACAAAACATCATCACTATGGGAAGTGATTAAAGATATATTTAAATGGTAAAAACTCGTCTTAATAAAGCATGGTCGTTTGAAGTAAATTTTAATAATTCTATATTAAAGTCTTGGTTCTATTCAGATTCAATAGAAGATGCAACTGATAGATTAACAAATTACATTGGAGCAAAAATAATTAAACTAGAAGAAATTGAAGATCCACTTGGAATTATAAAATATGATAAATCTATCAAAACTAAAAAAGAGTAAATTCGATAGCTACGCAAGATGGGTTGCAGCAATATCTGGTTTAACAGCATGTATTATATTAAGTGAAGCGACTATTGCTACACAATGGATTGGCTGGGTAGTTTCTCTTCTTTCTTGTTCTCTATGGTTTTATGCAGCATCTGCAGATAAAGATACACCAAGAATCTTTATGAATCTTTTATATATTTTCCTTTGTATTCGAGCAATTTTTAACTGGATAATGCATATTCAATAAACCTAAATAATACATATGGCAAGAATTACTTTTAGAGGTGGAACAAAAAAACAAAAAGAATATGCAAAATCTCTCGCAGAATTTTGCCTATCTAAACTCGTTTCAACAAGATTAAACAATCTTTTAGATATTCAAATTAATTTTAAATCAGATCTTTATAAAAAAACAGACTCCTATGGAGAAACTGCATATTATGAAGACTGTAGTCTTCCTCCAAGAGAATTTATTGTAGATCTATATTCTGATCTAACAATGAGAAGTCTGCTCGAAACACTTGCTCATGAAATGGTACATATTAAACAGTGGGCGACTGGAGAAATGAGAGAAACAAAAAACAATTTCGTTACTAATTTTAGATCTAAAAAAATTAATTCTGAAAAAACAAGTTATTGGGATCAACCTTGGGAAATTGAAGCAATGGGTAGAGAAGAAGGATTGTTTATTCAATGGGTTGAAAAAATGGATCTAAGTAAAGAGCGATGGACAAAAAGAAAATTCTATTAAAATGGCTACAACTCCAGAAAGCATATTATTTGATTTGCTTAAAGTAAAACTCAATGAAGTATTTACAGAAAAGCCAGCAAAAATAGAATTTAAAAATAAAGACATAATTATCTATACTAAAGATAAATCTGCTCGAAGCGATAGTTTTAGTCAATTTAAAAATCGTTTAGATAAAGTCGTACTTAATCCAAAAGCATTTGTTAAATCTTATAAAATTACTCCTAGTTCTAAGTCTTCAATAGGTGTATTTCAATTATTTTCAGATCGAACTAAAACTAAGAAAATATTTCTTGGGGATATATTATTTAAACCAATCATTAATAAAGGATCTGGTGGTAAGTTGTTCGAAAATGAACTAGAAGCTGATTTGAACAATTACTTTAAAGGAACATCTATTAAAGAATTAAAACACTCAGATACAATTACTGCATTATTTTCTAATAAAAAATTTATTACATATTATAAATTAAATACTCCTTCAATTATTTCTCAATTAGAAGCAAAAGCTGTTGGAAGTCAAAATACAAAAAGGACTGCAGTTTGGTCAAATAATAAACTATTCATTGGTAATAACACAGGTCAAGCTGTAAGCGATATTAATATTCTATATAAAGGTCAAAACAAAATATTTTGTTCTCTTAAATTTACTGATTCTTATTATATCTATAACGGAAGCACTATTGCATATTTCGATAATGACTCGATTAAGCCATTAGCATATTCTTATTTTGGATTATCTGGTGCTGGTATGGCTGGATTTGGTTCAAAGTATGCTGCTAATGTTGCATCGCCAAAAAGTTTTGATAAAATAAAAGCTAATTTAGCTGATATTATTAATCAAGCACTTGGAAGAGATGTAGTTATTATTAACAAAATTACAGTTGGGAAAAATGATATTGATGTGATTCAAGGAGACAATCATAAAGTAAATATTACAACAACTCCAATTTACGTATATCCAGAATCTGGAAAAAGAAAATATGCAGCAATTAATTTTGAATGCATCATAAATAATGATAAGTACAAAGTAAGTTTTCAATTTAGAGGAACAACAGAGGGTGCACTTACACCTAGATATTTAAGAATATTGGTAAAACATCTATGATAAATTCGTTTGAAGATTATTTGGTAGAATCCGTGAACGCTCATATGGAGCATTTAGAAGATTTAGTATTCAACGAAGGAATTAAAGGAACTCGTCGTGCGATTGATTTTCTTTATGATCTTCGTGATATGTTAAAAGGTAAAAGCGATTCTAAAATTAAAGCTACTGTTAAGTGGGATGGATCGCCAGCTATTTTTATTGGTGTAGATCCAAAAGATAAACGATTTTTTGTTGCAACTAAAAGTATTTTTAATGCGACTCCAAAAGTTTATAAAAGTTTAAAAGAAATACTTGCAGACGAAAAAGATTCAGATTTATCTGATAAGTTACAAACTGCCTTTACTGAATTTTCTAAATTAGGAATTAAAGCTGGAGTATATCAAGGTGATATAATGTTCACATCTAAAACATTAAAAACCGAACGCATCGATGGCGAATCTTATATCACATTCCATCCTAATACTATCGTTTATGCAATCCCTGCAAAATCATTATTAGCAAGTAAAATTAGTAAAGCAAATATTGGTGTAGTATTTCATACATCATATACAGGAACATCATTAGAAAATTTAAAAGCAGAATTTGGTAAAAGTATTATAAACAAATTTAAACCTATCCCATCTATTTGGGTTGATGATGCTACATATAAGGACGTAACTGGTTCAGCTACATTTACTCGAAAAGAATTATCAGAATTAGAAGGATTAATGAATCGTATTGAAAAACTGTTTACAGACATTAAACCATCTGTAATTGAAGATATTCGTAAAAATACGGAATTATTAGAACTAATTAAAATATATAATAATTCTCGAATTAAAGAGGGTGAGAAAATTACTAATGTTACAGCTCATGTATCAGGATTATTCCATTTTATTTCTGATCGATTCCAAAAAGATATAGATTCTAAAAAGACAGAAAAAGCCAAAGCAACTTGGATCGAAAAACGCAAGAACATTCTTTCTTACTTTACAGCCCATAATCAAAAGGATATAATTTCTGTATTTGAACTTACCAATGCAATATCAGACGCTAAAAAGATGATTATCGATAAAATGAATGAAGCATCTGAAATAGGAACATTTTTAAAGACTGATAAAGGATTTAAACCAACAGGAGTCGAGGGTTTTGTAGCTATCGATCGTCTTGGAGGAAATGCAGTCAAAATAGTCGATCGTATGGAGTTCTCTAAAGCTAATTTTTCAGCTGGTATTTTAAAGGGTTGGCAAAGATAGAAATGCCTAAATAGAGGTATGAAAAAAATAGCTATAATGGCTATGAATAATATAACGATGGAACTATTGGAAAATGAAAACGTTAAGACAACTCATATCTGAATTACCAACTAAAAAATTAGTCTTTGCATTTGGTCGATTCAACCCACCAACAAACGGACATGAAATACTTATTCATGCTGTTGATTCTGTAGCCACAAAACAGAATAGTCCCCATCGAATATACGCAACATCAACTCAAGATAAAAAGAAAAATCCATTATCTCCAAAAGATAAAATTAAGTTTATGGAAAGATCTTTTCATACGAGTTCGATTTATCTTGCAGATTCAAACATTATAGATTTACTTAAAGACATACAAAAAGAAGGATTTAAAGAAATTACTCTTGTTGTAGGTAGCGATCGCATAAAAGAATTTAATTTATTATTAAACAAATATAATGGTAAAGATTATAAGTTTGATAAAATTTCAGTAGTTTCTTCTGGTAAAAGAGATCCTGATAGCGATGAAGCTGATGGGATGTCAGCAAGTAAAATGAGAGATGCTGCAATCCGTGGAGATTTTATAGCATTTGAAAAGGGTGTTACGCAAAAATTAACATCAACTGATACGAAAAGAATGTATAATGCTGTTCGTACAGGATTAGGATTGCGTAATGAGTCATTTATTGGAATTAAATTAGGTGATAACGAAATAAGAGAAAAATATTTAAACAAAGAAATCTTTAACATCGGTTCATTTGTTAAAGATGATAAAGGAGTGTATGAAGTTATGGACAGAGGTGCAAACTATATCACAGTTGTAGATAAAAATGGTGCTTTAAGTAAAAAATGGTTAAATTCAGTTGTTGAAGTAATTACTGAGAATAATTTTAATAAAGAAGAAGTAAGCAAAGATCAAATAGAATTTAAAGGTTATGTAACTAAAAATTTTGACCAATGCCCAATGGCTACTCAAGCATTTAAACACATTATCGCTGGAGAAAGTCTTAAAGATCCAGTTGCGATATTAAATGCAATCAAATTAACTGATGAATACTTAGGAATAGAAAAGACTGCAGTTGAACGTGGTTATGCTCTTCAATCAGAAGTAAATAAATTTACAGTTATTGTTATGAAAGTAAGAGATGTAATTAAAGGAATAGATAGTTTAGATAATCATGATCACTATATTAAAAATCACGAAAAAACTATGCAAGAATTATTAAATAAAAATGCAGATCCAGGAAAAGAAGACGTGCATGAACAAATAATATTTACTTCTGCTGATAAAATAAAAGTGGGAAGAATTATAGCAGGTGCTCTTGGTGTTGATGAGCCAGAAAAAATGAGCAATCCTGAACAATTAGTAAATCTAGGACTTCGTAAAATTCGTACAAAAAGAGTTACACCTGAGTTTGCTGCGATTGTAAATAAAATGTTAAAAACTGCTAAAATGGCAAATATAGCTTATGATGAAAAATTAGTTCCATCATTAGTAGCAAAATCTGAACCTGTTGGCGATTTAGAAGAAGCAACTACATCTTTAGAAGAAAAGAGTAAAGGTTTGTGGGCAAATATTCAAGCAAGAAGAAAAGCTGGATTACGTAAATTGCGTCCAGGAGAAAAAGGATATCCTAAAACTTTAGATATTAAAGATAGTATAGATGTAATGTCTCCGATCGCACAACAATCTAATGAGCCCGAGTCATTACCACAATATGTTAAAGAATTTGAAAAACCGCAAATACAAACACCAAATAAATCACCAGAAGATTTAGAAAAAGAAAAAGAAATTGAAAAACCAACGAACACTCCATTTATTCCAAAAACATTACATACTCAAAGATTTAGACAAATGTATGAAAGTGGCGAATTAACAGCTAAACAAAAAGTATTAGATGTTGATAAAGATGGTAAAATTGAAAAAGACGATCTAGAAAAGTTAAGAACTAAAAAAGAAGCATCAATTAATCTATTAAGAAGATTAAAAGAAGCTGGTAAAAAAACTATGTTAGTTGTTAATCCTAAAAAGAAAAAAACTGGAACCGATGGTGTAGTAAGAATACCAACATCTCGTTGGAATGATTATCGTGCAAAAGGTTATATTCAAGCCGAAGAAAAAGATTCAGATCCTTGTTGGACTGGTTATAAGCAAGTAGGTATGAAAAAAAAAGATGGAAAAGAAGTTCCAAATTGTGTACCTGAAGCAAGTAGCCCTGCTCAACAAGCTGCAATTGCGATTGCAATGAAAAAAGCTGGCAAGAAACCAAAGGAATAAACATGAAAACTCTTAAAGATTTTTTATCAGAACAAAAAGAAAAACCAGAATTAGCGAAACCATTTATACAACAAATAAAAAAATATACTAATGAAAATAATCATTTTAGAGCAAGAGCATATATTGCTACATTAATGGGGAATAAAAGATTATCTAAATTATATGATGCATTAGAAGATTTGCATGATGAATATTATAGTTATTTCGGAAATGATGTGATTGATCTTCGTTCAAAAATTGAAGTAAATTTAAAAAATGATATAAAAAACTATTACTCTAATGGGGAAGAAATAATTAGAGCATTATAAAAAGAAGAAGGAAACATGAAAAGGACAATATACCTTTTATTATGTTTTGTTATAGGTTTAGCGAGTATGAGTTTGGTAGCAAATGCCCAAACACAAAATAATACGTCAGGAAGTAATACTGCCATTACTGGTGGGTACACTTCAAATTCAACATCCACATATCAATCTGGATCGAGCTCAAATACTACAACCACTAATTCGACAACAACGAATGCATATAGTGGTGATACAAGAGTAACTGCATCTGCAACTGCTCCGAGTATGTCAGCTTATTCACAAGATTTGTGTTTGGTTGGTTATTCTGCTGGTGTGTCTACATTTGGTGTAGGTGTGACTGGTGGAAGTTATAAAGCAGATGAAAATTGCGAACGTATCAAATTATCTAAAGTGTTAAATGATCTAGGAATGAAAGTGGCAGCAGTTTCTATACTATGTCAAGATCCTAGAGTATTTTTTGCAATGGAACAATCTGGAACTCCTTGTCCATTTGAAGGAAAAATTGGTGCAGAAGCAAGTGCTCAATGGTTAAAATATGATAAATTAAGACCAGACTATAATCAGTATGTTGATAAACTTACTGTAATTGAGAATGCACGTAAAGAAGAAGAACTTAAAAAGTTAAATGGAGGAACTACTGAAAAAAAGTAGTTACTAACATCGCTGATAATAATGTAAGTACGAGTGATAAGAATGAAAATTCAATCACAACCCAAGGAGAATCTTCATGGCGATACTTATTCTTATTATTATTATTATTTGGAGTGGTTATATAATAATTAAAGAAGATTAAAGTTTATGAATAAAAAACGTAAACTTCCAATCTTATCAAGGTTAAAAAAGAAAGCACCACGAATACCAGAGTTCACTTGTCCAGATATAGACCATATTATGCAATACGTGGAAGATCTTGACGTGCTTAAACGTGGACAATTAACTTATTTTAAACGACGCATGGAAAAACTAAGAAGTTCTAATGATAGTTTAAGGGAAAGTGGTGCATATTGGTACGAAGAAATAAAAAAAATATTAGAAAAATAATATGAATAAAAAATGTTGGTTTGATAATTTACCGAAACAATTAAGAATATTAATATTCTTAGTGATGCTAGTATCATGCTTTTTTATTGGTACTAAATTCGCAAAAGCTCAAACAACAACCACTGTGACAGTAAATGGTAATACAACCACAACTGTGACAACTACTACAACACCAATTACATCAACTACAGTACCAAATGTTCCAAATTATGGCGATCAAACAATTAATAGCACTAACTCTGTAAATACTACAACGACAATTGTAGAATTAAACAAAAATTCAGGAAACTTATTAACTGGTAATTTTTGTACAGGTGGATGGACTGGCACACAGATTACAAATAGTCCTTCTGGAAGCACAAGTGATTTAGGATGTAATTATATGACTGGTAAAGGTTCCACATATGCAGAAAAAACCATTACACTTACTGATAAAGGAATATCTAAAGTAGAACAAAATTTAGGATTTACACAATCAGCAAATGCGCAAACTGGGTTTTATTGGTATCATCCACAATCATTAATTATGTCTCATTCAGTAACTAATTTAGATACTGGAGAAACAATTACACAAAATCGTTATCTTTCAAAAAATTATGGATCAGATTCACAATATATGACAGTGAAGACATTAGATAATATTACAATAGGATCTAATTCTTCAAATTTTGGTTATACAAGCAAGTTAAGATTTGATTTTGCAGATAGTGGTTCTGGTACTTGGAGAGGTGCAGATGTTATGAATCCAAATTTAAGTATTACATATACAAAATATACAGAAACAACAACTACTGCTATCACAAATACTTCAATAGTTATTTCTTGCGAATCGTTAGGAACTTGTTTTACAGCACCAACTATTCAAGAACCAAAAATCACATTATCAAGTTCTGGGTCAACGTCTTCAATTATTAATGAAGAGCAAATTAATCCAACACCAAAATTAACAACAACTTCAACTTCAACAGCACCAGCACCAGAATTGAGTACATCAATTACAGGTATAACTTCACCAGTATCATCAATGGCACCAAAAGAAAGTTCAATTAAAACACAAGAAATGGCAATGGCAACACCTACGTCAGAACCAACTTCAACACCATCAACTTTGACAATGAATAAAACAAGTGACGATAAACCTACAACAAAGGAATCATCAAATGTCAATTCAAGTTCAGAAACAACTACAAAAACGTCAAGCACGACAACTGAAAAAACAGAAACTACTACAGCTAAGTCTACTTCAAGCGAAAATACGAAAACAGAAGGATCGTCGTCAAAGACGTCATCATCTGAAAATGTATCGAATGAAAAGGGAAGCACTACTGCGTCAGGGACTGTTAGTACCAGCAATGCTACTTCAAAAGATGAAAAAATCAGCGTAAGTGTAAAAGCTGCAGTTGAAAAAGTTGAAAAAGAATTAAAAAGTATAGGCGATAAGACTAAAGCGATACAAGAAATTAAAATTGATGGAATAAAAGCAGGTGCTCCAAACTTAGCAGCATATGAGAATCGTGCTTTTTACGAACCTAAATATTATAATGGAGTACCAAATCCAGATTTTTATTTGCAAGCTGATATAGCACAAAAGCCAGTTTATGCAAATGTGACGTTATTAGCATATACAAATAATGATCCGATCGGAAAACAACAAGCAGCAATGCAACAAATTCAAGATGAGATGAATGATATAATTATTCAACTTGAAGAACTAAAAAGGAAATAAACAATGATAGATAAAATAAAAAATAATCTAAAAGAAATAATCGCTACAGTAGCAATTATTGGTACAATAGGTGGTGGTTTTATCAAGTATGGTGAAATCATGAGTAAAATTGATAGCATTGATCCAGCAAAAGCAGGTGAAATGAAAAAAGATTTTGCTATTCTACAAAAAGAAGTAGATTTACTTAAAGTACAAATTAAAGAATTAAGACAATTAAATTCAAACCCATTAGCAAGATAAAAATATGAGCGAGCAAAAAAAATCAAATACCGAAGTAAATATATCGCGCAATGATAATATTGCTCGCTCCATATTAACATATAAAGATTTTAAAAGATTATTAGATATTCAAAATGGTAAAATAAATGAGGGAATGTTTAAAAATATGGCGATCGATTTACAAGATCTATCAGCTGAAGATTTTAAACGCAAATACAAAATAACAAAAGCAGAAGCGATTCGTAAATATTCTGCAAAAGAATCTGTTATCGACGTACCACACAAAACCTACGCAAAAGCTATTTTTGATAATGCGGATACTGAAGAGCCGAAATTAAAAGAAAGTATAAGACAGATTATATTAAAACAAATAGAAGAATTTAAAAAATATGCACCAGTAGTTAAGTTTACATTAATTGGTTCTATACTTACCAAACAATATAGAGATGATGCTGATTTAGATATTAATGTTTTATTTGACGTACCAGAAAACGAAAGAGAAACAAAAAGAAAAGAAATAGCAAGTTCATTAAAAGATATAAATGGTAAAACTATTCCAGGAACTAATCATCCAATTAACTATTTTGTATTAACTGATCCAGCATTAAAGGAAAGAAATGATAGATTAAGTGATGGGATATTTGATATAGTAAAAAACGAATTTGTTAAAAAGCCTGAACCATTTACGTTTAATCCTGAAAAATATACAAAAGATTTTGATGCTAAAGTAAAACAATTAGATGTAGTTACAGGAGAATTAAAAAGAGATTTAATTGATTATGAGGATCTAAAACGTATGGATAAAGAAGACGTAGAAGGATTAGAGAAAATATTATCGAACAAATTAAAAGAAATAGAAGATGGTATAAAGTCATTAATAGATTCTGGCGATCAAACACTTAAAGATCGTAAAGAAGTATTTGATGCAGATTTAACTCCAGATGAAATACGTGAGTTTGGTAAAAAGAATGCGTTACCTAAAAATGTTATCTACAAAATGTTAGAAAAATATCACTATTTAACTTTTTACAAAAAATTAAAAGAAGTAATGAAAGATGGCTCAATAACAGATGACGAATTATCTTCATTAACAAAAGAATCTATTACAGAAGCAGACCAAGAAAGAATCGCAAAATTAAATAAAAAAATTAGTGATTTAACATCACAATTATCAGTATTAGATAAAGCAAACCCTAAAAATAAAACAAGAGAAGCAATTCTTAAAGCAGATATCGCAAGTGCAAGAACTAGATTAGCTGATGCGAGAGTAAGTGAATCAATTGATCCAAATGATATGTCAACTAAATTCGATTTCGGTTTAGATGATTTTGAAATGGATGCTATTATAAAAAAATATGATTCAGAAGATCCACTTGAAGACGATGATTATCTAGATATATATGACGATGACGAATTAGAAGTGCTTGATGACGAAGGAAAAAACCTTGATGAAAATGTTTCATTAAATGAAATACTTTCTCGTGCTGAACGTATTAAATCAAGAATTAGATTTGCTCGTTCGAAAGCAAAAAGACAAAATAGAGTTCGTTTAGCTTTAAAACGAGTATCACCAATGACTACTATTAATAAACGTGCAAAAAGATTAGCAATTAATAAAATTAAAAGAATGTTTTTTAAAAAATCACCAGCACAAATGTCAGTAGGTGAAAAAGAAAGAGCAGAAAGAAAACTTGCATCTCTACCTAAGAATTTTATTGATAGGTTTGCAATGAAATTAGTTCCAACTGTTCGTAAAATAGAAAGAACTAGATTGGCGAAATAAAATATGAAATATAAAGAATTTAAAGAAAACATTGTTGATTTAGTTTGTGAAACTCGTTCGTACAAAGATTTGATAGAAGAAGAATCAGAATATCAAGGACGAAAAGTAACATTAAATAAACCATTTCGAACACCATCTGGACCAAAAAAATTTGCTGTCTATGTGAAGAACGATAAAGGTAATGTAATTATAGTAAGATTTGGCGATCCTAAAATGGAAATTAAAAGAGACGATCCAAATAGAAGAAAATCTTTTAGAGCAAGACATAATTGTGATACTGCAAAAGATCGAACTACAGCAAGATATTGGTCATGTTATCAATGGCGTGCTGGTTCAAAAGTACAAGGATAATTGAATGGCACAGTGGAATAAAAATACACAAACATATACAGGTGACAATAAAACACTTTTCGAAGTGAATCAAATTGCCACAAAAGATGGTAAGGTTGTACAAACTTCGAATCCATTCCCTGTATCATTTGGAGCAGGTCCAGGATTAGATGCATTTGGAAGATTAAGAATATCTGAACAATTTACTCTTGGTGATTATAAACACACTTATGGTATTGATCCTAATTTTAGAGATAAATTAATTAATGGTGGTACTATTACACATTCAAGCAATCAAGCAGCAGCAAGATTAACTACTACAAATAATCCTAGCAGTAAAGCAATACATCAGACTAAATGTTACCATAACTACATGCCAGGAAAAAGTCAATTAATTAAATCTACAATTAATTTTTATGCAGCAACAACTAATGTAACTAAACGAACTGGTTATTTTGATGATTTAAATGGAATTTATTTTGAACAAACTGGTACAGGAGAATTAGCATTTGTAATTCGAACAAACACAAGTGGTTCACCTAGTGATGCTCGTAGAGTCACTCAATCTCAATGGAATCAAAATACTTGTAACACTTCAATCGCAGGAACTTCAACTGATGGTACGAATTTAGGAATGACTGGTTCTTGGGATTTAGATATTACAAAAACACAAATTTTCTTTGTTGATTTTCAATGGTTAGGTGTAGGACGTGTACGATGTGGATTTGTTCATAATGGAGAAACGATTGTAGCACACGAGTTTTATAACAGTAATTTTTTACCTGTAGTTTATATGAGTAATCCGAATCTTCCGATTCGTTGTGAAATACTAAACACTGGTGCAACTACAGGAGCATACTTTGATCAAATTTGTAGTACAGTAGTATCAGAGGGTGGTTATATGGAATGTGGTACTGATTGGTTCGTTAATAGTGGCGTGACTGGTAAAACAGTTACACTTTTAAATGGCACATATCCAATAATGGCGATTCGATTAAAAAATTCATTCCGATCATATCCAAACAGAGTAATTGTTCGAGCAGAAGATATAAGTGTTTATGCTACAGATAATCCAGTATATTGGAAATTAATTAAATTAGATGGTCTTGCAAATTTAACACTTTCAAGTGCTACATGGACTTCAGTTAATGACGATTCAGCAGTTGAATATAATTTAACTGGCACAGCATTTACTGGTGGAGAAACTATAAGTGGTGGCATTGCTGGTACAACAAGTCCAGGAGGAAGTGCTAAAGGTACAGGAACTTCAGGAATAAACAATCCAACATCTTCTAAGAAAAATTTTATTGCGCAAAATATCGATTCAAATGATAGTGAAATTTATTTACTATGCGCACAAGCAATTGGTGGAACATCTTATGTTTGGTCTACTATGCAGTGGAGGGAGATCTATTAATGTCATTAGTTGATACAGTATTAAAAATGTTTACAAAAACTCCTAAAGATCCAAACGCACCAGCACCAGTCGTTGGATCGAGAAGCGAACGTGAAGCAAAAATTAAAGATAAAGCAGGATTAGTTATTAACATATTCGCATTACTCTTAGCAGTCAATGCTTGGTATGGTGGTAAATTAAGTTCAACCATATTAAACAATACCATTTCATCGAGCAATCAATGGGCTTGGTATCAGGCAAAAAACGTGCGTGAATCAATATATGAAACAAGTGCATTACAAGCAACCAATGCAGAAAATAAAGAAAAAATGGTTTCAGAAGCAAAACGTATGGCGAATGATAAACGAGAAATTGCCGAAATTGCAAAGAAATTAGAAGCTGAAAGAGATGATGCAAAGAAAAGAAGTCCTTGGATTTCCTATGCATCTACAGCTTACCAATTAAGTATCGTATTACTTTCAGCGAGTATTTTAGCTGTAAGTATGCCATTATTCTATGGTAGTTACATAGTTGCAATAATTGGAGCAATCCTTTCAAGCCAAGGAGTCTGGCTTTGGTTACCATTTTAAAAATAACCTAAATAGGACTATATAACAAATAAAAGAGGTATAATTATGAGTGAAAATAAACAAGAGAATGTTGTGAAAAACGATGTAGTTGAGACAACAAAAGTTGAAGCACCAAAGGCTGAAACACCTAAAGTTGAAGCAGCACCAGTGGAAGCACCTAAAGTTGAAGTGAAACCAGTGGAAGCACCTAAAGTTGAAGCACCTAAAAATAGATTAATTGATGGTGCAGTAAAAGCATTAGATAAATCTTTAGACTTTAGAAACTAAAAAAGGGTATTTAAATGAGTGTAGAATTAAGTGAATCTTTTAAAAAAAAGATCATTAAAAAATTGAGCACGCCAGTAAAAGAATCTCCAGATGAAGTTTCTGCTGGAGAGTACGATTACGAAGGAGATATGGCTAAAACTCAATTAACTTCGATCATAAGAAATTCAAAACAAATTATTGATATAATTTCAGATAATCAAAATTTACCAGAATGGGTGCAAAGTAAAATTACAAAAGCTGAAGACTATATTTCGACTGTAAAAGATTATATGGCTTCAGAAACTGAAAGAAATATCACACAAACAAATGAAGGAAAAAAAACTAAAAAAACCTTTAAAGAGTTTGTTACAAAAAGTTTGAAGAAATAATACTACATTATAGATCTATAATACAAACAAGGAAAATAAACATGTCACTATTTGGAAACAAAGATGTAAAAGCTATAACTGGAACAGTTGCCGTATCTAATGGTTCAGCAACTGTAACAGGAACAGGCACAGCTTTTTTGACAGAATTAAAACCTGGAAACACGTTGTTTATTGTAAGTTCTGGTAACACTCAAGAGTATCGTGTGCTAAAAATTACAAGCAATACAAGTTTAACACTAGAAGGAAATTTTGGTGGTATAACACAAACTGGTATTACTATTACTGCAAATGAACAACCTGCTTACATACCACTAGCTGATTTAGAATCAGTTTATGGTGTAAGTGCTGCTGAAGCTGCGGTAACTTCAAACAAAGCAAAAGGTATTAATACTGCTGGTTGGGTTAAGTATAACACATATACTGACGCACAAGGTGCTACTCGACATAAAGCTGAAACATTAGTTGCAATGGGAACAATCACAGGCGATGCTGGTGATGATTCTGTTGTTGCTGATGCGTAATAAATAAAAATATAATCCTAGAGTTGGGATAGTTAGATAATAATAGCTATCCCCTCTATAACATTGAATAGGAGAAAACAATGGCTGATCAAAAAATATCAGATTTAACTGCTGCAACCAGTGCTGCTGGTGCAGATCTATTTACACTCGTACAGGGTGGTTCGAATAAAAAAATAACTGTAACTAATTTTCTTGCGAATCTTAATTCGCCTGTAGTTATTAACTCAAACAATTCAGATCAAGATACAAGAATTGCTGGAGATAACGATAATAATTTAATTTTCGTTGATGCTTCAGCTGATAAAGTTGGATTTGGAACATCAACACCTGCAGAAAAAGCAGATGTTGCTGGCAATCTTACCATATCAAATGGTTTTTTAAGTTTTTCACAAACTCCACAAAGTGCGAGCGGAAATGCTTCAGCTTCTTTATCAACAGCAATTACTAACTTTACATTGACTACTGGATCGGACACATTAACACTTGCGAATGGTTCAAATGGACAAATTAAAATTATTACAGTAATTGCAGGTGCTGGTTCATTAACAATTACACCAGCTACAAGATTAGGATACAATTCTATTACAGCAACAAATATTGGTGATGCTGTAGTATTAATGTACATTAATAATACTTCTGGTTGGGCAGTTTTGTCTAATCAAGGTTGTTCATTGAATTAATATATTATTAAGGATAAATTATGACTTATAATGCAAAAGAAAAATTAGAAGAGTACAGAAAAATTTTAAACGAAAAAGTTACGTTTTTAAATCAGTTAAGAACTACGTTTAATCAAACGTCAAAAGAAATTGATTTATTAACTGGTGCAGTTCAAGCACTTACTGAAGTTGTAAAATCTTCTGAAAAAATAAATGACACAACAAATCCTGTCGGAAAATAATTTTCTACAGTATGCTTTAAAGAACTATGACAATCCATCGTGTACGATTGTTGCAGAATTTGAAGATGATTTAAAAAGATTTTTATATTTAAAGAAATTATTTAAAAGATATAAAATTTCAAAAGATTTAAATGAGTTGAAAGTAAGACTTATTTTAAATCATATCATTATCATCTTTAATCTTTGGGGCGATGTCGCAACGAATATGTTATTCTTTAAGGTAGAGAAAGAAAATTGGGACTCATTAATTCCTTTTCTTATCTACCTTGGAAGATTACCAGAATTTATACCAAGTACAAATATTCGTACAACTGAAATACAGTTCGACGAACAAATATTGATTAAAATTCATAAGGAAGTGTAATGGCAACATTTACGGATAATTTAATTGCAATTCGTATTTTATATCTATTGGTAACACCATTCGATAAAACGAAAGCATTTGAATATAAAATTATAGATGAAAATGGTAATGTACTGCGTAAGTACAAGGATCTGACTACACAAGATGAAAAAGATTCTTATAGTTATTTACATCGTCTCGTATTTTCATTAAAAAGATTATTAGCAAAACTTCCTGGAGGTGATAATAAATTAAAATCTATTGCTGCAGCATATTATTTAATTAAAGAATATTATATTTCTCAAGAATCAACAATAACAATTGAAGAAAGATTTAATAATATTCTTTCATCAAACATTACTTTAGTTGAAGAAGAAATAGAAATAGCTGATTTTTTATTACATAATTTTATAACAGAAGATAAAAAAGTAATTGAAGATGCTCCAGCAAATGTAACAGGAGCAGGAGTATCAACTGATATTCCAGTAATTAGTGTTAAAGCTGCAAGAAAATATGCAACATTTAATGTTAATGATTCAATATTTAATCGTTTTTCTAAAGGTAAAAGAAAATTTTCAAGATGGTCTGAGTATTTAAATTTAGAAAACGAAAGCGAATCACAAATATATCATTATGCAAGAAAAAATCCAAAAGGAATTATTGTATTAAAAAATGGTGATAAAATTAAAGCAATAAGATTTAATCGTTATGGTGGTGGTGTGTGGAATTCAATTAAAAGAGGAACACCAGAAGCAGACGTAACACAAGTGGTAGCAACAGAGGTAATTAATTAATGTTCGATTTATTTTTTTCAGGATTTAGTGTTACATGGTTATTAAGTTTAATACCAAATTTTTTAATTCACGGAATATTTTTATTCGGTTTAATCGGATTCATAGTTCTTTCACTTCCAGTTCCACTTCCATCAAAAACTTTATATAAAATAGTTGCTGGAATTACTTTACTACTTGGTACGTGGTTAGAGGGTGCAGTTTTAACTAGCAATGAAATGTTAGCAGAAATTAAAAAGCAAAGAGCAAAAATAATTGCTTTAGAAAAAGAAGCAAAACAAACAAGTGCAAATCTTGCAAAAGATTTTGAAAGTATAGCAAAACAAATCAACCAAAGAGGAGATAATGTACTATCACGAATTACTGACGTCATCACTAAAAAAGATGATAATTCTTGCAGTCTTCCTAATGACATCAGGGTGCTTCATGACGAAGCAGCCACTTCAAATGAAGTTTCCAACTCCACCAGACGTGTTGATGGAAAAACCAGATCAACTGAAGAAACTGTAAAATTATCTGATTTAACAAAAACTACTGTGGAAAATTACACTACATGTAATGAAACACGAGCGCAATTAGAAGCATTACAAAATTGGGTAAGAGCAATGGAAAGAATACACAATGTCAGAAAATAATGGCAATGGTAATAGCAACGGATCTAAATTTCGTGAGGGATTTAATAAACTCACAACGGACGTTGAAGTATTAAAATCATTAGTTCATAGACTTGACGATGGTGTAAATAAACTTGCAGATGCTTCGTTAGAAGTGAGTAAATTAATCAATAAGCATGAAGCAAGACTTGACCATGCTGAAAAAAAAGACGAAATGGTAAATGAAGAAATTCATATTCTTCATCACCGAATATCAGAAACTGCAGAACAAATTATAAAAGAATTAAAAGAAGTTTCGAATAATCTTGATAAATCTAGTCAAACTACATTGGAAACAATAGGTAATAGATTAAGAGATCTTGAAAAATGGAAATGGTATGCTGCAGGAGCGATTATTGCAATAGCAATTGGAGCAGAATATAAGAGTATTGCAACAATTCTTTCCAAGATTTTTTAGTATATAATATATATCTTTACAAGTAAATTTAGAGTATAATAAAGGTATGTTATATATCGATACGAAATACGCAGAGCAACTATCACATCGATTAAGAAACTTTAAAAAGAATAAAGATTATCTTTGGAATTTTAGTTGTCCAATTTGTGGTGATTCTGCAAGAAATAAACTAAAGGCACGTGGTTATATTTATCGAAGAGAAAACGATTTATTCGTTAAATGTCATAACTGTTCTTATGGTGCAAATTTAGGAAATTTTCTAAAAGAAGTAGATAAAAGATTATATGATTTATATGTTGTAGAAAGATATTCAAGTAATGCGAGTAAACATATTTCGCATAAAACTCCTGATTTCTTTGACAGCTTTAAAACGACAATGAAAAAAAATATATTATTAACAGGTGCAAATAAAGTCTCTGATTTAGAAGATTCTCATCCTATCAAAAAATACGTTCTTAAAAGACAAATTCCTAGTCGATTTTATTCTGAAATATATTGGGTTAATGCTTTCAAAAAATGGATTAATGAGCATGTTACACCTAAATTCGCATCTACTGCGGATGACCATCCTCGTTTAGTATTTCCTTTTATTGATGAGAATAACAATTTAATTGCAGTTCAAGGAAGATCTTTTGGTAAAGAAAAACCGAAGTATTATACAATTAAAACGGATGAAACTAACGAAAAAATATATGGTTTAAATCGTTTAAATACAAACGAAAGAATATATGCAGTTGAAGGACCAATAGATAGTTTGTTTATTCCTAATTGTATAGCAGTTGCAGGTGCATCGTTTGATATTCCATTTATCTTTAATTCTAAGAATAATATTACTATTGTGCCTGATAATGAGCCAAGAAACGTAGAGATTTGTAAACAGATAAATAAATTGATATTGACTAATCATAGTGTTTGTTTATTTCCATCGAATATAAAGGGAAAAGATTTAAATGAGATGGTATTAAATAATCCTAAGATAAAAGATGATCTAATAGAGATCATAAATAAGAATACTTACACAGGATTAGAAGCTCAAATGGCTTTTAAATCTTGGGTAAAATGTAAAATATAATAAGGAACAAATATGAGTGACGATAACTCTAAAACACCAAGTGATAAAGAAAAAGTGATAGACTTACAGGATATTCAAGAGAGTCATAAACGTATAGAACATGAACAAAATACGTTATTGAGTCCATTATGGAGATCTTTAACAAATATTAAAACACCTAGACAAGCAATTTCTTGTGCTTCAGCAATGATTATTGCAGGAAAAGATTTATTGCTTTTAGAATTAGGAGAACAGACTACAAGATCATATATAGAATCGCTAAGATACGATACACTAGAAATGATAACTTCTCAAAGAAAAGCAATGGAAGATGAAATGGCTAGGATTGAAAAAGAAGCAAAAGAAACTAAAGATAATGTTGTTCCATTTAAAAAAGAAGACAAAAAGGAAGAAACAAATGGCAATCAATAAAATGGAAAGAATGATGGCAATTTATCAAGCTAATCAAGACCTTGATAAAAAAAATAAAACTTTATTGAAAAGTCGCAAAGAAGTAGAAATCAATGCGAATGGTACTTCTGGATATAAAATTAAAGAAGGAAAAAATAAAGGTAAAGTAGTTGGTCACATTCAAAGAGATAAAAAAATTATAGATTAAACAAATGCGTAATTGGTTATTTTGGTCGGTGCCAATTAATAGAAGAATTCATTATATACTATGTATGGTTCTTCTACTTTGGATTGTGCCAGAATACATATTCCTTGTTCAATTATCAGTATTAGGACAAGTAATTAATTTTATATGTTACGATTTAATTTATTATAGATGTTATCAATTTGAGCAAGAATTTTTAAATAAAGATGATGACTAAAAAATAAGGGTGAATATTATGACAATACGAACAAGATCAACATGGAAAGATTATTCATATATTGAAATAGAAGGAAGACCACTTCATATTTTTGATAATTTATATTCTGCAGCTGATCGCGAAAGACTTTATCATTTTTGTTCTAATCGAAACTTTACTACTTCTGGGAGTGATACAGATAGATTAGAATACAAAGGAGATTTTAATTTATATTCAAATATAATTGGAAAACAATTAGAAGAATCTGGTTTTCTAAATTTAGAGAATACTAAATATTTAACGGAATTACTTCGTGGCTATGAAATAATTCAAGCACGAGTAAATTTAAGTACACTGCACGATCGCAATCGTTTTCATTGTGATGCTGCAGGTGGTAATGATGTACGAACTATATTATACTATCCTAACATGGAGTGGAATCGTGAGTGGGGTGGTTATACTTTATTTACAAACCAACAAACTCATAAATTAGAATACTGTTCTTTTTATATTCCAGGAAGAGTTATATTATTCGATGGCACAATCCCACATTGCATCTCAAGCCCAAGTATCACAGCACCAACCTACAGATTCAGTTTCGTTATACAATACTATCGACCAACAGAATAAAATTATTATGACAGCTGAAACTATACACGACATTAGAGTAGACTACGACAGAGATAAACTTTTAGATTCTGCTGGTTTAAAACGTATGCGAGAATCATATATGAAAGAAGATGAAACTTCTCCACAACAAAGATTCGCATTCGTATCAAAAACATTTTCATCAAATACAGAACACGCACAAAGATTATATGACTATTCAAGTCGTCATTGGTTATCATATGCTACTCCTATTCTTTCATTTGGAAGATCTAAAAAAGGAATGCCTATTTCTTGTTTCTTAAATTATATTGAAGATACAGCAGAAGGATTAGTTAAAAATTTATCAGAAACTAATTGGCTATCAATGATTGGTGGTGGAGTTGGTATAGGTTTTGGTATTCGTTCAGCAGATGATAAATCTACAGGAGTAATGCCACATTTAAAAATTTACGATGCTTCTAGTTTAGCATATCGTCAAGGAAGAACAAGAAGAGGTTCTTATGCTGCATACTTAGATATAAGTCATCCTGATATTATATCATTCTTAGAGATGAGAAAACCAACAGGTGATCAAAATTTAAGATGTTTAAATATGCATCACGGAATTAACATTACAGATGACTTTATGAAAATCATAGAGAAATGTATGTTAGATCCAAAAGCTGATGATAAGTGGGCATTAAAAGATCCACATAATGGAGATGTTAAAAGTTATATAAGTGCAAGAGATATATGGCAACGTATATTAGAAATGCGAATGATGACTGGTGAGCCATACTTACATTTTATCGATACATCAAATGCAGCAATCCCTAACTTTTTAAAATCTAAAGGATTAAAAATACATCAATCAAATTTATGTTCTGAAATTATATTACCAACTAATGTTGAAAGAACTGCTGTATGTTGTTTATCATCATTAAATATAGAATATTTTGATGAATGGAATAAGAACGATTTATTCATACAAGATGTTGCTGAAATGTTAGATAATGTACTTACTTATTTTATTTCAAATGCTCCATCTGCTATTAGTCGTGCTAAATTTTCAGCCGAAAGAGAAAGAAGTATAGGAGTTGGTGCTCTTGGTTTTCATGCATATTTGCAAAGCAAAAATATTCCATGGGAATCAGCTATGGCTACTGGACAAAACCATAAAATATTTAAACATATAAGAACTTCATTAGATAAGGCAAATATAAAATTAGGTAAAGAAAGAGGTGAAGCTCCAGATGCAGTAGGAACTGGACTTAGATTTTCTCATGTAATGGCAATCGCACCAAATGCTTCGTCATCTATATTAATGGGAAATACTTCGCCGTCTATTGAACCATTTAGAGCAAATGTATATAGACAAGATACATTAAGTGGTTCTTCTACAAATAAAAACAAATATCTTGATGCTATTATAAAGAAATATATAGAAAAAGATAAAAAATTAAATTATGATGAAATTTGGTCAAGTATTATTGCCAATGATGGTAGTTGCCAACATCTAGAATTTTTAAAAGATAATGAAAAAGATGTATTTAAAACAGCAATGGAAATAGATCAAAGATGGATTATACAACATGCTGCAGATAGACAAGAATATGTAGATCAAGCACAATCAGTAAATCTATTTTTCCGTCCTGATACGGATGTTAAATACTTACATGCGACACACTATCAAGCATGGAAACAAGGTTTAAAAACATTATATTATTGTCGTAGCGAAAAGATTGGAAGAGCAGATAGAGTTGCGAAAAAAATAGAACGTAAAGTGATTGAAGAAATCGATTTAAAACAATTAGCAAGCGAAGAAGAAGTTTGTCTTGCTTGTGAAGGATAATATGAAAAAAACAATAGCAGTTTTATCATTACTTGTATTATTAAATAGTTGTATTGCAGCTGGTATCGGTGCAGTAGTATCTAAAATACTACCATCTTCATGGGATGATAATGAGATGTTAATGATCTCAAATATAAGATACGATATTCGTAAAATAAAATGTAAAGGAACTGGCTCTGCTGAAAGTATAGAAAAAGTTTGGAGTCAAAAAGAAAAATTATGGTATTATGCAGAATCAGCAAATCATAATGATGTTGTTGAATTGATAGTACCATTTAGTGAGAGTATGCAAGGATTATACGATCAATCTAAAGCAGGAACTCTTCGTGAACCATATTGTGTAAACAAAGTGGTAAATTTAACAACGCAAGCTGACATGATAGCAAGTGCGCTTGCATCTAGGAACAAATAAAATGACATTGGATACAGATTCAGCATTGGCAAATATTCGTGAGTTGCTTAATGATGAAGACGATTGGACAAGACAAAAAGCAATGCGTGCTCTTCAGTATCACGAACAATATACTAATGGGCAATTAAATGAGTATGAATATAAAGATTTAATGGAAGATCTTGTAAGAACAGACACTATTAATGATTTATCAAATCAAATGAAATTTAAAGCAAACGTGGAAAAATTATTAACAATAGTATCAAAATTATATTAAATGTTTGAAATAAAAACTATTGACAATTGGTTATCGAACGAAGAACGAGAAAGTATTTCGAATAGAATCAATGGTCAAAGACATAATTGGAAACATATAAGAGATTTTCCTTTAGCAAAATCTATTTCGTTGCTCTCAACACAAAATCCAGATTTATATAAATCTGCAGAAAATCAATATTTTCTTGGAGATGCAACATATGTGTTAGAAAATTTAGCACAAAGAAATTTAGAATTAGAAACTGTTTTAAATTATAAGTTTGAAGATTTATATAATAAAATACTTGAAACTATAAAACAAGTTACAGGACTGCCGACATCTTATGCGAGTGGGTTTCCACGTCCAGGATTTCATATATTTAAAGGAATACAAACACCACATCCATTTGAATATCATGTAGATACTACAATTTGTAGATATGATTCTAGATATTCTCCGAATAATTGTTACTCGTTTTTAAGTTTAATTGAAAGCCCTGCTGATCAAGCTGGATTAGAATATAAAGATACTACTGATTGGGAATTAAAAGATCAAGTACCAGAAAAAACTTTTATATATAATACTAATTCGTTATATTTATGGAAAGGCGACTCTTTACATAGAATGAAAAAATTTAAAATGGACGAGGGTGAAACAAGAATTACATTACAAGGTCATTATGTAATTCATAATTACGAAACTTTGATTTATTGGTAATATGAGAGTTTTTGCATTTAGCGAGATAAAAGATTTCTTTACAGATGGTGAAAGAAGCCAGATAGCAAGAAAAATATACGATCTAAAACCTTTTTGGAAAAAATTACACGATTATGATGTATATAAAGACCCAACAGAAATAAAAGAAAGTTTTTCTAAAAATCAATATTTACTCGGTGATAGCATTTACCCTATAAAACCTAAAAATTATTCAGAAATTAATCAAGAAACGCAAAAAATACTTAAAGCACAATTTACAGATTTAATATATAGTAAGCTATTTTCTACATTTCCTAAATTTTTTGAAGAGTTTGGTGGTATTGAATATTATCCGAATTTACCAATTCCTGGATTTCATATATTTTCAGGAAAACAAAAAGAAGAACCATTTGGTTATCATGAAGATACATCATTAATGCTTTGGGATGAAAATATAAAACCTAAAAGATTATTTTCATTTTTATCGCCGATATTACTTCCACAAAATGGTGCTCATTTAGAATGGTTAGATAGTAATATGAGTGAACGAAAATTACCATATAAATATAACACATTACATATATGGCATGGTTTAGTAAAACATAGAATTGGTAGACACGCACTTAATAATTTTGAAACAAGAATTACATTACAGGGACATTTATATATTACACCTGAACATAAAATACAATTATTTTTTTAATTTAACCATAGAGGAACATGATAGTGCCAAATAAAGAAGATAAAACTTTAAATTTAACTAAAGAAAGAAGTTATTTCAAACCTTTCAATTACCCATGGGCATATGAGGCATGGCTTAAACATGAACAATCTCATTGGTTACATACAGAAGTGCCTATGTTGGAAGATGTTAAAGATTGGAAAACTAAATTATCACCAGCACAAAAACACTTTCTTACAAATATCTTTAGATTTTTTACACAAGGAGATATAGATGTAGCTGGTGGATATGTAATGAACTATCTTCCTTATTTCCCACAACCAGAAGTACGTATGATGATGTGTGGTTTTGCAGCACGTGAAGCATTACACATAGCAGCATATTCTCATTTAATTGAGACATTAGGAATGCCAGAAGCTACTTATAAAGAATTTAATAACTATAAAGAAATGGCTGCAAAACATAATTACTTTGTAGATTTATCTTCAAAAGCAACAAATAAATCTTCTATTGCTACAAGTATAGCAGCATTCTCAGCATTTACAGAGGGTATGCAATTATTTTCGTCATTTATTATGTTACTTAATTTTCCTCGTCATGGATTAATGAAAGGAATGGGTCAAATAGTAACTTGGTCTATTGTAGATGAAACGCAACATTGCGAAAATATGATAAGAATATTCCGTACATATATCGAAGAAAATAAAGAAATATGGAATGATACTTTAAAGAAAAAGATATATGATATTGCAGAAAAAATGGTAGAACTAGAAGATAAATTTATAGATTTAGCATTTGGTATGGGCGATATGCAAAATTTAACAGCAAATGATGTTAAAGAATATATTCGTTATATATGTGATCGAAGACTTATAAGTCTTGGATTAAGAGGAATAAATAAACGTAAAGTGAATCCACTTCCTTGGGTTGAAGAGATGATCAATGCTCCAACTCATGGTAACTTCTTTGAAAATAGAGTAACTGACTATGCGAAAGGTGCATTAAAAGGAGACTGGGAAGATGTCTGGGGTGTACCTGTAAAAGATAAAACAGAAAAGGCAGCATAAATGAAAAGCAAGAAATTTACATGTAATTCGTGCAGTGTAGAAGGAATAATTAAATTCCACGATGATGAAGATACATTTACTGAAAGTGATGTGGCTTATTGTCCATTTTGCGCACATGATATACAAGATGATTTTATAGAAGAAGAAGACTCAGATTCAGAAGAAGAATAAATAGTTATATGGATTGGACATATAACGATCAACCATTTGTAGATGCAAAAGGATGGTTCGGATTTATCTACGAAATTACTTGTATCCCTACTGGTAAAAAATACATAGGTCGAAAATATTTTACTTCAGCAAAAACAAAACAACCACTTAAAGGACGTGTAAATAAAAGACGTTCGAGAGTAGAAAATGATTGGAAAGATTATTGGGGATCTTCAAATGTATTACTTGCTGATATAGAAAAGTACGGAAAGAATTTATTTAAACGTGAAATAATTCGTTTATGCAAAACAAGAGGAGAAGTAAATTATTGGGAAGCCAAACTTCAATTTGAAGCTGACGTGTTAAATGCACGTTTAGAAAATGGCGAGTTTTCTTACTATAATGAAAACATCATGATGAAATTTACTCGCAAGAACATAGGAAAATTAAAATGACATATTTACTACTGATAAATGCATTATTTTTATCAGGAATTGCTGCTTTTTATGCAGTGAGTGGTCTTATAGCAATATTTGCAACTGCAGTAATTCCCATCGCAATTATGGGAACAGCTTTAGAAACAGCAAAGTTAGTTGTAGCTTCATGGCTTTATAGAAGATGGAACGATATCACTCGAATAATGAGATGGTATTTTAGTGCATCATTAATCGTATTAATGCTTTTGACAAGTATGGGTATTTTTGGATATCTTTCAAAAGCACATTTAGATCAAGCAGTACCATCAGGAGAAATATCTTCAAAAGTATATCTTTTAGATGATAAAATTAAATATCAAAAGGGTATAGTTGATCGAAACAATAAAACGATTAAACAATTAGATGATTTAGTAGAACAATCTATTGGAAGAACTACAGATGAAAAAGGTATTAATTCTGCTACTGAACTTAGAAGAAAACAAGAACAACAAAGAAACAAATTAGTATCTGAAATAGATCGTGCACAAGCTGAATTGAATAAATTAAACAATGAACGTGCACCTATTGCTTCACAATTAAGAAAAGTTGAAGCAGAAGTGGGACCAATTAAATACATCGCAGCACTTATATATGGTGATAGAATAGATGAAAATTTATTAGAAAAGGCTGTAAGATTTGTAATTATTGTAATCGTATTTGTTTTTGATCCATTAGCAGTAATGATGTTGATTGCTTGGAATAGAGAAATGGCATTGCAAGGCAAAACACCAAATAATTCGCCAATCATACCATCAAATATACCAGAAGCGAAACCGATAAAGATTATAGAAAAAGTAGTTGAGAAAGTAATGAATAATGTTGTAGATCCTGCTACACAAAAGTTAAGAAAAAAACTTCAAGTAATGGGAACTCTATATACTGAAAAGAAAAGAAAGTTGAGAGAATCATTAAAGCCAAAAGCAACTGATGAAGAAGTAAGACCAACTGCTTTTTATGAATTGGATAAAACAGATATATATGATAAGGTAAGCAGACCAACTGATGCAAGACCTGAAAAATTTAATAGAGAATAAAAATGACTGAGAATAATAAAATTGATATAAAAGGATTATGGCGTCCGATGATGGGATGGATGTACCTTTTAGTATGTATAACTGATTTTATAATTTTTCCAATTTTATGGAATTTGGCACAAGCAACATATTTAAAGAATTTAGTGTTTACTCAATGGAATCCTTTAACGTTACAAGGTGCTGGATTTTTTCATATAGCAATGGGTGCTGTATTAGGAATATCAGCATATGGTAGAACACAAGAAAAAATAAATGGAGTAAACCCACCAAATTTAGCATCACCAAGTTTAACGAATGGTAATAATGGAGTTGGAATGACAGCTTCAACAGTAGCATCGTCATTACCACCATTAAGAAGACCATCACCAAGTCAACCAAATCCTCCTGTAATCGGAGACTAAATAATTAGGAATATATTATGGCAAAACGAGCATCAAATTATGGAACAAATACTAAAAAAGATGCACGTCCTAAAAAAACAAGTATTGGACGTGGACATTTTAGTAAAAAAACATTAAATAAATCTAAAAGAAGATCTTTTAAAAAATATCGTGGTCAAGGTAGATAAAAAAAAGAAATGTTGTGGTAATTGTGGGCATAAAGCTCATAAATCCCCATTACGCAAAAAAGTAGTTGGTGGAGATAGTACACCAATAGAAATAGAAATATGTTCAACAAAATCAAAGAACGTTTAATTACACATATAAATTCTCATAGAGAGTTTTATATACAATATGCAGCAGTATGTTTCCTTTTGGTATGCGTACTTATTGCATTCAACTTAACACACTAATATGCATTATAATTTTGAATTTTTAAAATCGTCACCTCGTATCTGTAAAAAAGAACTAAAGACGATTAAATATTTAATATTACCATTGATGGCAATATTTGTATTGCTATTATTCACTATTGTATTATAATGGATCCAGTTATATTGGTTGCTGGATTGATTATATTAGCAGTAGAAATTTATATTCGATTATGGTGAAAAAAGTCGATAAGTATAAAATGATACTTACTTATCCAAATAAAGATGGTAGCGAAAAAGAGTGGCACGAATTTATACAAGATAAATATAGTAATATAGAAAAATTAGTAGAAAAACATTATGAAAAGGGTGCTCTTGCTGTTGAACTTATTCTTATAGAAGAAGACGTTTTATTGCAATAAAAATATTATATGGAAAAACTTGGTAATTATAAAATGGTCATTACTGGTCATTTAGGAACAATCGGAAATACAATTTATAGATATTATTCTGGACAATCTAATTGGCAAGTTATTGGTTATGATCTTAAATCTTCACAAAATCTTCACGAACAAACAATCTATTCATCATTTATTTCAAACTGTAAAGATGCAACTCATATTGTATTAAACGCACATACAGGAGAACAACATTCTTGTTTAAAAGAATTACATGAACTTTATGGAACTTCAAAAAAACTTTGTATTGTAATTGGAAGTATGGCTACTTCTTATTGGGATGAAGAAAGTGAAGTACAATATGGATTTAATGATTATTGGAAATATAAAAAATTATTAGATAAAGAAACAAGAAGAATACAAAAGTTACACACTCCATTTAAAGTTACAATGATTAGACCATCTTGGGTAGAAACACCATTAGCGAACGAATATACTGGAAAAAAACTTACAGTAGATAACGTTGTAGATATGATTAAATATGCAATTGAATATGAAGATTATATTCATTTTCCAACAGTTGAACTAGAAGCAAAGGAGTAATATGTTTTATATTTGGCACACATTATTAATTGCGAGTTTTATTGCTTTAGCATTTGGTATGGGTTATAGTATGGGTAAAAAATCAATTAAGAGAAAAATAAAATAATGTATGAATTAAGAAATATTTCTCACGGAGAAATAGAAAAAACAGTTGTAAAAACTGACAGATATTGGATAGTAATGTCTGATGGCACAAAACTATTAGACATGCAATCAGGCAATAGTGCTTATACACTTGGTTATAATAATACTGAGATTATAGAAGCAATGAATGATAAATTAAAGAATGTAACTTTTATTCGTGGAAATACTGGAGAAACTGAAGCTGATACAAAAGCAATGGCACAATTTGCGATGAATGCTGGTAAATTTGATGTTTTGGCTTGGGCTATCTCAGGAAGTAGTGCAGTTGAAGCTGCAATTCATATGAATGATCTTTATTGGAAAAGAGTAAATCCAGAAAAAGAATTAATTATTACTATGGCTCCAGGATATCATGGAACAACTCATTTAACAAGAGCAATGGGCAATCCATATACAATGGAGTTTCCGCACAATCGTATTCGTTCTGTAAATGCGCCAACATGGCAATTTTATACTGAAAGAGAAAAAGCAGAAAAAACGTCATTAGAATTATTAGTAAAACGTTTTGAAAGAGATTCAAAAACTATTGGTGCCTTTGTAATGGAAACATGTCCTTGGATTCATGGAATATTACCATACAGTGAAAATTGGTGGAAAACAGTTCGAGAACTTTGTACTCGTTATAATATTAATATGATTACAGATGATGTAGCAATATGTTGGGGTAAATCATTATCTTATTTTGGATATAGTACTGCAGGATATAATATTAAACCAGATATTACAGCAATTGGTAAAGCATTAACTGCAGGATATGCACCACATGGAGCAGCACTTGGAAACGAAAGAATTGGTTCAGTATTAAAAGTGAATGAGTGGGAATGGGGACATACTTGGCAACCAAATATGGCTGGTATAGGTGCAATGAAAAAAGTAAAAGAAATAATTGAAAGAGATAATTTATTCGAAAAAGGTAAAAATATTGTAGAAAAATTAACATTAATTGGAGAAGAATTAAAGGCAGATGGTTTTGTAACAAACATGAGAGCATCTGGGTTATTTCTTGCTCTTGACACTAAAGTAGGTCTAGGATTTCAGAGCATTTCTAATTTTGTAAAAGCTGGTTTAACTGCAACAACAACACAAACAGGAGCAATAAAAATTATTTGCAATTTATTGGCAGATGACGAGTATTTCTTTGAATTACGAAAAAGATTACGTGTTTTCTTTGAAAAACAATAATTGCTTTGCAAGATATAATAGTATATAATTATTAAATATTATGCCTAATTGGTGTTCAAATACAGCAAACATATCACACGAAGATCCTTCGAAAATCGATCTTATCGAGCACGAATGCAATTCACCACAACCATCCCAACTATTTGAAAAATTATTTCCAAATAAAGAAAACGATACATGGGATTACGATTGGTGCATTGAAAATTGGGGAACTAAGTGGGAAGGAACTATTACAGGATATAATCGTAATTCTCCAAATTCCATTACTATTGAAATGGATACAGCTTGGTCACCACCAATAAATTTTTATGACCATATAGTAGAAAAACATGGATATAATGTTGAAGCATACTATTATGAACAGAGTGTAGGATTTGTTGGATGGTATAATAATGGTGATGATGAATCTTTTGAAATGATAAAATCTAATTGGGAAATTCTTCCTGTAGAAATAGCCACACATTATAATTTAACTGAAGAAGATTTTAATGGTTAAAGAATCTGTTATAATTACATCTGCGACTGGAAGAAAATACCACGTAGAAAAGGGTGATGGTTTTTATACACAAAGACTTGCTTCTGCTGGTTATCAAGTAAACAATTTGAGATATTTTAGATCTTGTACAAAAAATGCAAGAACTATTATTGATGTAGGTGGTCACTTAGGAACAAATACAATAGAATATGCTACATGGGCAAAATCAGTTAAAACTTTTGAACCCACTTCATACTTAAGAGAATGGTTACTTAAAAATATAGAATTAAATAAAGTAAAGAATCCTTCTCCTAAAGGATGGTATGTAATCGATAAAAAGAAAAAAATTTATGCAGATCTTACACTAACTGGAGATATAGAAGTATTTCCTTATGCTCTTAGTGATGTTGAGGGAAGAGCGACTATTATCGATCATAATAAATCTTCTGGGCATAACCATTTAGAATTAGATTTTAATGGAAAGAAATTAACTAAAAAGGGTTGGATTAAAAAGGCAGCAAGTCGTTCTAAAAGAACTACACCAAAATTTGTTTATACTAAAACATTAGATAGTTTTGAATTTAAAGATGTAGATGGAATTAAAATAGATGTAGAAGGATTAGAGTTTCAAGTAATTAAAGGTGGTTTAGAAACTATAAAAAAATACAGACCAGTTATTCAAACTGAAATACAAGAAAATATGTGCCGAAGAGCAGGTTATGAAGCGAACGATTTATGTAAATTTATGGCAGACTTAGGATATAAACAATCTCTTTCTGATGGTACAATCGTAGAAGCATCTAAGTTTGTAGAGACAAAAGGTAAAATAGATAGATTTTGGTTACCAGCATGATTCTTATAGATTATTCACAAGTAGCAATTTCAAATATATTATCGTTTAAACCTGATTTAGTTAAAGGTGGCGATGCTAATTCTGTAAAAAATATTATAAGACATGCTGTTATTTCTACTCTTAAATTTTATAAAAAGAAATATGCTGACTATGGAGAATTAGTAGTTTGTGCAGATGGTAAAGACTATTGGAGAAAAAGAGTATTTCCTTTATATAAAGCACATCGTAAACAAGCGAGAGAAGATAGTGGTTTAGATTGGAAATTAATATTCGATACAATGTCAGAAATAAGAAAAGATTTAGTTGAATATTTTCCATACAAAGTGATGCATTTAGATAACACAGAAGCTGATGATGTGATTGCGACATTAGTTAAATCGTATCCATTAGAAAAACATATTATAATATCTTCTGATAAAGATTTTAAACAGTTACAAAAACATGGTAACGTAGAACAATTTTCACCAATACAAAAGAAAAAAGTTACATTAAGATATGATGAACTTGACAATTTTATTATAGAACATATAGTACGTGGTGATTCTGGAGATGGTATTCCTAATATATTATCTCCTGACGACATATTCACTCAACCTGATGCACGTCAGCGACCAATTACTAAAAAAAGACTTACACCTTTTTTCAGTAAAGGTATTAATGCTTGTGAGAATGATGAGCAAAGACGTAATTGGGAAAGGAATGAAGCATTAGTAAATCTTGATAAAATCCCTGAAGATATTACTAAAAATATAATGGAAGTGTACTTGAATAACAAACCAAAGGGTGATAAGATGAGTATATACACTTATCTTATGAATAATCGTTGTAATTTATTATTACAAGAAATAGAGGAGTTTTAATGACGAAGTATATTTGGGAAATCTTAGAAGAGATAAATAACGATATAACTAAGATTAATAACTATAAATCAAACACAGCATTAAAATTAATATTACAAAATAATTTTGATGTTAATTTAAAATGGTTATTACCAGAAACAACCCCACCATATAAATCAGCTGTTGAACCATCAGGAATGGCAGCATCTAATTTATATATGGAAGCAAAAAAGTTTTATATCTTTAGAAGAGCAGATTTACCTGCTTTAAAAAGAGAATCTTTGTTTATTCAATTATTAGAAAGTGTAGATCCAAAAGAAGCAAAAATTATTCTTGCAATTAAAGATCAATCATTAACTAAATTGTATAATAACATAACTAAAGAAGTAGCAAAAATGTTACTTCCATCACTAACATAGGAAAATGTTAAAAATAAGTAATATTGTAGAAAAGTCTACAAATAAATCTTATCCAGCTGAAATACGTGGTTGGGAAGAAAATAAATTAACAACAGTCCATCGTTCATCTGTTACAAATAAATTAGAAACGAATGAATTTACTCTGTTCCATAAAGATAATGGAATATGGGAAAACGATTTATATACTGTTAAATATCCTAAGATTGATAAAACAACTAAAATAGAAACATTAGTAAGAGTTCCAAAAAAACAATCAAAATAAATTATTATGAAGTTAGTGCCGAAAATACGAACTAAGTTCGCTACTTTGCGAAACGAAGTTTGTCATATTGATATAAATGGATTTCAATTAAAAACAACTGTAGATAATATTGATGAGTTGTTTGAAGATCCAATCATAAGATATTGTGTCAATTCAGTATTTTTCGTATTAGATAAATCAAGACAAGATTTAATCAATCATAACTCACCAAACGTTTTATCAGGTTTCGATAATGTCGCAAATATTGAAAATCAAAGAGTACATATAAAAGTTAAAGTCGATGATATAGATAACACTTATCCTCGTTATTGTGTCAAAGATTCTACTGGAACATCATGGGATATTCATACAAATAAAGATGCTCCAAATAATTTACACAAAATCAACTATGAAACTGGACTACTTGATAAGGAAGAGTCAACTAGCATACATTAATGTCAAATAAAACATTCTTTTTAAAACCTAAAAAATACGTTAGAAAAAATAAAATAGTAAGTTTTAAATCTATTTGTGCTGATGTTGATAGACTTCAATCTGATGCGAATAAATTGGGTGGAGTAGTTAAGTCATATATAGACGAATTAAAGAGAAAAATAGATAATATTAAGAAGTCCGAGAGACATATAAGTCAATATGACGACTAAGTCATTGATTTATATACCTTTTTTATTTTGCAGAAGTATTTACTTTATAGCTAAAATATGCTAGAATATACTCATAAACAAATAAAATAGGAGTTATATTATGGGACAAGTTAAAAATTGGGTAATGGAAATGGAAGACGATGCATTCGTATTATCTAGAGAAGAATTCGCCAAAAAACATGGTGAAAGACAAGCTAAGAATATATTTGATAAATTACAAGATCCAGAGTTTGATTTAAATGACGCACAACAAGCGATGGCTGAAGTTGCATTAGATTTACAAATAGCATCAGAGGAGGGTAGATAATATGGATATATTTTTTTTCTTATCTGTCGCTCTTGTTATAATTTTTGTATGCACTTTCGTATATTGTGGCTTTTTACTTATAGATATTAAACACGATATAAAAGATACGAGAAGAACTTTAAATAATCTTAAGAGAAAATTAGAGGATATTTAAAATGGACAAAATAGGATACGCAACATTTGGTATAGCTAATTATGCTCCAACACCACATAGAATTACTTTATTAAAAGTTGTAAATGGTGTTTGGAAAGATTATACCAATGGAATCATTTCAGATGCACTTTCTACTGAAGATGGAATTTATGAAGTGATGGCAAAACCAACAACAGTAAGTAATGAGTTTGCAAAAAGAATTTCAGCATTTGAAGATGCTGATTCAATCTTTAATGATCCTAACTATTTAACGATGAAAGAAGATCTAGAAATATTCGTAGATGAGAATAATATAGCATCTTATAATTAATGAACGACAACGTAATAAAAATAGAAGAATATAAAAAGAAAATTGACTTGCAAGAAAAACAAATCGCAAGACAATCATTTGTTATTCACGATTTAAAAGATGTGATTGATAGAATGAACGAAGATATAGAAAATTTAAAACGTATCATTCATAAACAAGCTGAGAAAACGACATCAGAAGCAATAGATAACATGCCATTTAAAGATTAATAATGGTGAAAAAAGAGAATCTAAATAATAATCCAATTAAGCCGATTATTACTGATTGCGGATATTATAGAAGACCAACACCAGAAGAGTTATATGGTATTGAGAAATTAATACAAAAATCTAAATTTCATCAAAATACTAAAGACATGATGTATATGTGTATTGCTAATTTACACGATTTTACTATGTGTCATGGATTTGATGATTATGGTGCTATTGGTTTCGCTAAACTTTTAAAAGAATGTGGAATCAGTTTAGATAATTATATTACTCGTAAAAGAGAAAGCACTTCAAATTATGCATCAGTTATATTTACTGAGATAGTTAAATTATTTGAAGAAAACGATAATGATAAATCTAAAAGAGTTAAGGGTATAGGAAGACGTATATTAATTGCTAAATTAAAAGAATTACTTCCGAATGTTAAATCTAGTTTTATATCTAAGTCGATTAATTCGAATATAAAATTACAAGTATTAACATATATTACTCAAAGTAAATCAAGAAAATTGCTTATTAAGGGACAATATTGGAATACGTATGTTAAATCTAACAAAGTTTAAATCTTTTTTTAAAGATATATCTACTCGAAACAATCTTTATTTAAGAGTGGCTTATTATATTTTTGTACATTATTTGGCATTACTTGCTTTTAAATATGGAACGATTACTACAATTTTTGTTGCGATCAGTTTTTGGTTTATTGGCGCATTTGCAGTATCAGGATATGCGCATCGTGCACTCGCACATGGTTCAGTAAAATTTAAAAGTAAAACATTAGAACATTTATCTAATATATTTGCAATATATTCTGGTATTGGAACACCACTTGGTTGGGCAGCACTGCATAGAATGCATCATAGTTACTTAGATACGGATAAAGATCCACATAGTCCATGGAGAATAGGATTTTGGCGATCTTATTTTCATTTATGGGATTGGCGAAAAGAAGATGTACCACCAAAAATGACGGCAGGATTACACAGAAATACGATTGCATTACGATATCATTTTAAAGCAGTACAAACTTTAATTATTTTTTGGGTATCTCTTTTTGTATTTGCAGAATTAGCTAAAGTTCATCTAAACATATTAGGTGGATTGCCTGTAATTACTGGTGCAGCAATTGCTGTTGTATTTGGTATTCATGGAATGGGAATAACGAACGCAGTAAGTCATTCTGGGGAAAAGCCAAAAGATATAGTTTCATTGAATCCAATCGGTGGAGCATTTATCAATTTCGGAGAAGGACAACACGAGTATCATCATTATAAACCAATGGATTATAGTTTTGGAGGTGGAATAAGCGATCCGACTGCAAGAGCACTAGAACTTGCAGAAAAATTAAATCTAGTACAAATTAATCGAACAATAACGAGTGAATTAAATGGATAAAACTTTATATAAAACTTTTATATTTTTTGCTACAATAACAATTATAGCATTTTTTTTAATTTCTTGTACAAATACTCCAAAGGAAACTACTACACCGATGGACAAAGTTGTAGATGGATTAAAAAGTATAGTCATACCAACACCATAATCTATTTTATTCACTCGTAGTTCAATGGATAGAATGCCAGACTACGAATCTGGAGGTTGCAAGTTCGAGTCTTGCCGAGTGAGCCAAAATTAATATGATTAGTTATGAACCATATGCAGTTCGTCTGCAATTACCAAAACCATTTTTAAAACCATATTCTTTGGAATCTTGGTTTTCGTTACTTCCATATCCAAAAAGATGGGAAATTAATCCAAGAAAAGAATATAAACCATATTCTTCAATACTTCATCCTACAATTCATAATTACTCAAAACAAATAGTCTGGAATAAAACAACTATCAACGAATCAGGTTATACATCTGGTGTAAGATATACTCAATCTAAAGATGATATTGAAAAATTTTCTAGTTATTCTAAAATAAGTTATTCTGAAAATAGAATAGAAATACCATATATTGGAGCACCTGAAGAATGGGAAGATAGTATCGATATTGTAGATAATGAAGTGTGTGATGAGTTAGTGTCTCCTCGTTTTACTTCTTTTTTAAATTCTAGAAAACTTAAACTGCTTGGTTGGGATATTTTTATTTCTGGTCCGAATGGTTGGTTAAGAACGCACCAAGATACTACATATGAATGTACTAAATTAAATTTTGTATATTGTTTTGATAAAAATGGATTAAGTCAACAAAACTATTATGATGAAAACGATAAACTTATTTACGAACACAATTTATCTAATGATTGGACACAACCATCATTAACTAATGTAGGAAGAATGCATAATGTAGTAAATAAAAGTAGTGGTGTAAGAATTTGTTTATCTTATAAAATTGGTCTTTTTCAAGCTGAATATTATGGTGATGAATACACACATTGGAAAGCAATTTATCCTATTTTATCCGATTTAGTTTTAAATTAACCTAAATAGTAGCATGAGTATATTTACAATTTATCCAGAAACACACATAGGCAATAGTTGTCCACCTTATGCAGTAAGGTTACAAATGCCAGCAGGCTTTACAAAACCATATACATCTCAGGAATGGTTTGATTCGCTTCCAATACCACCATATTGGTTTGATGAGAAAGTCATACCAAAAGAAATTCAAGCAATCGAATATTTAATCCATCCACTTAAATGGGAAAGAAATTTAAAAGAAGCATCATATACTTCTAAAGAACCAATCATTAAATGGCATGATAAATTGCCATTTTGGTATAGTTGCATCGATATTATTGATAATGATGTAAATGAAGACTTTATACATCCAAGATTTACGCGTGTATTAAAAGATGTTGGATTAGAAATTGCTCATTGGGATATTTTTATTACACCAGCAAATATGTGGTTGGGTGCTCATAAAGATGCTTGGCAGCAATCAACTAAACTTAATTTCGTTTATTGTTTTAAACAAGATGGATTAAGTCAACAAAATTATTTTAATATAGACGAATCAACAAAAGATAATGTTCCAGGAGATCATGATGTAAAATACTATATCGTAAAAGAAGTAGCACTATCAGATGGTCCTAACAGTCCTCGTATGGTTCATCAACACAATTTATCATTCGATTTAACACAACCATCATTAACAAATATTGGTATATATCATAATGTTGTAAATACTACATCTGGTCCGAGAGTTTGTTTAAGTTATTCGCTTAAATTAATTGGAAAAGATTCTATTGGTAGATGGGATGAAGTATATCCTCGTTTACAGCATTTACAAATTAATTAAATTATGAAATACATCGTCGATTTGTCATTACCCTTTAAATCACCAACACCATTTGGTTTAGAATCATATAGAGAAATAGCATTAAAAGAAATAGAGAAAGATCCATTAGTTCAAAATTATGGATTAGATCTACCACCATCAGCTGCAAGTTCAGTAGCACATTCTTTTTTTAAATCATACGGATATCTTATAGTTGGTTGTGAATACTTTTATTTTCAACCGAAGTTTGCTATGGGTATTCATATTGATGGCTCTCGATATTGCCATAAAGCAAAATTTAACTGGGCATTTGGTGGAAAACATTCATTCAGATTTTTTGAACCATTAACTTCAGGAGTTAGTGATGGTGTATCAAATAATGCGAATAGTCCATACAGTCTTCAATTTAAAGAAAATGAGGTTGAAGAAAAGGCAAATCAAACTACAGGAAGTCCATCTTTAGTTTGTGTAGGAGTACCACATCAAGTTATTAATGGATCTGAACCACTTGAATTATTTAATATTAGTATTTGGAAAGAAGGATTAAAACGAGAACAAGAATTTATAGATCTTGGTGGAATGAATATGGAAGAAGGATTAGAAGTTTTTAAAAAATATGTTATTTAATTTTAAACATTTAAATAAAGAAAATATTCCAGAACCATTAACAAAAGAAGGAATGGATTGGATGCAGTCATATTCATTTACAAAACAAACTAAAATTTGGGTTGAAACAAAATATCATAATCCAGAATATTTGTTATGGTTAGAAACAATAGGATTAAGCATTACTGATATAGAATTATTTTTAAATCCTGCAAATCATTCTATGCCTATTCATATAGATGGAAATGAATTACATGACGAGTTTAAATTAAATTTTGCATATAATCCTAGAGGAAATAGTTTAATGAATTGGTTTTCTCCACATAAAGAAGCGAAGGCAAAAAGAGAAGGAGTGTTATATGCTAATCAAGATGCAAGACCAATTAATACAAAAGATTTATATTGGTATCCTGAAGAAGTTGATTTAATTGATTCTGCAGATATAGATGTAGCAATAGTACAAGTTGGGCAACCACATAATGTAAAAACTACATTTAGTCCAAGAAGATGTTTATCTTGTGTATTTGATAAAATTTTAATTAAAGATGTATTTACTACAAATGAAGCAATATTAAAAGGTATGCCACTTGAGACAATCGCAATCGAAAGAGATAAAGCTGTAGACGCAAAGATATTACAAAATATTGTTACAATGCCTGAAGCAATAGAATTATTTAAGGATTATATAATATGAACAAATATTGCGTTCATTTAAATTTGCCATTTAAAAAATTATTTAACGTAGAAGATTGGAAAAAACTACTTCCAAAAAAAGGACATTTTCCAGTACCAAAAAATTTAATTGATAAAGAATTAATAGATTGGTTTGAATTAAAGGGATTTATATTAAAGAATGCAGATGTTTTTATTTCACCTCCTGCGTTTCGATTACCTATCCATGTTGATGGTGAACAAATGAGCGATTCAGTTGCGATTAATTGGCAATTTTGTGAAGAATCAGGTTCTTATATGGAATGGTGGCAACCAAAAGATCCTAAAAAACATTCAATGGTTGCTCCAGGAACAGAAAAAGAAGCATATGCTATTTCGACAACACCATATGCACTCAACTGGAAAGATGATGAATGTAATTTATTACATAGATCTGAAATAAAATTTCCATCATTAGTGAACATTGGAGTACCACATTCAATGACTAATGCTACTAGCAGTACAAGATGGGCAGTAAGTTTAACTTGGTTTAATTATAAAGATATTAACATAGAATGGGATTATGCAATTACAAAACTTAAATCGTTCATTTCGTAAATTAAAATTACCATTTGAACATCCATTTACAAACGATTATGTTTTTCCAAAAGAAAAAGATCAATCGATTGATGCGAAATACGCAGATCATTATGGAGAAAGACATTTAATTAATCCAAGTTTAATTGATTGGGCAAAAAATATAGGATTGGGTGTATTAAGAATAGAAAGATTTTCAAGTAAACCAAATTATCGTATGTATGTACATACTGATAATGACGATTGGATAGACAATATTGTTAAAATTATATGGTGTTATTGTCCAACTAACGATCATTCAATGGTTTGGTATGACGTAAAAGATCCGTCATGGTATGATACTATTACAACTAATGACAGTGGTCCGACGATGAAATTTCCTGATTTTAATTTAAAAAAAGAAATAGCAAGACATACTATATTGCCGAATGAACCCATATTAGCAAATACTGGACAGCCACATAACATAGAAAATGGCTCTAATTATCGTCATGTAGTTTGTGCTTGGTTTTATAAATTAAACTCAAACGAGTCTATAAACGTCGATGGATTAACTTATCCGAAACCTCTTGAGTGGGACGATGCACTAAATAGTATGAAGAATTTTATAATTAATGATGAATTAAACGTTGATGATGCGAATCAAATAATATGATGAATAAAATTTATGTTGTAGGTTATGGTATGATTGATAGTCTTGGGAATAATCCTAAAGATTGTTTTGATCGAATGTTAGATAATAATGATTATTCTAAAGATATACCAGAACTGATTGCGGATAATAGTAAAGTATATAGAGGAGCAATATTTGATCCTAATACTTGTATTATACCAAAAGAATTTGACAATAAGATGTTACGTTCATTAACAAATGCACAGAAAATGATGTTGCATGCTGTGAATGATGCACTGATTATGTCAAAATTACCACATCACTACGATGTGGCAACTCTTCTATCAACTGTGTCAAATGATACAGAATTTTTAGATGAGTTGTATTTACCGACGAAAAGTAATAAAAGAGTAAACCCACGTAAGAGTGCTAATCGTATTCCAGATATGGGATGTTCTCATATTACTTCTCATTACAAATTTATGGGTCTAAGTGCTGCAACTTTCGCGAGTTGTTCAACTGGACTTGTAACTATTGATTATGGAATGCGTCTCTGCGATGAATATGAATATGTCATTGTAGGAGGTGCAGATGCAGGTTGTTTTCCTATGGCGATTAAATATTTTAACACCTTAGGTGCAGTTGCGAATACAAGTATGCCTTTCGATGATTCTCGTGCAGGATTTCTGATGGGAGATGGATGTGGTGTACTTATATTACAAAGTGAAAAAATGGTCAAGAAATATGGCAGTACAGTGCATGCAACTTTATATCCTTGTGGTATGGCGAGTGATGCACTTGATATGACAAGTCCTGCAAATGATGGACGAGGTGCTCGTATTTCTATGTCTAAAGCAATGGGTCATGTGAATGATATAGATTTTGTGTGTGCGCACGCAACTTCTACACCAATTGGTGATCCAATCGAGTATGAAACAGTAGTCAGTTTCGTAGGTGAAAAACCTATTTGGGCTCCAAAATCCAAAATAGGACACACTCTTGCTGCAGCTGGTATATTAGAATGTATTTACTCAATCCTTTCAATGAAAGAGGGAATCGTTCCACATATACAAAATTTAAAACAGGCATCTTGCGATACAAAAGGAATTTTGGTTCGTGAGAATTTAAAAACAAACAAAAAAGTCTTGCGTACATTAAATAATTCTTTCGGTTTCGGAGGAAAATGTATGTCGCAAGTAATAGAGGTAAATAAGTAAAAGATGACTCAAGCAAAGTTAAATCTACAGGAGTTTCCCCAACGCGAAACTTCAAAAATAAAATCTGTTCCTTCTTCACTTGAGAACAGTGGAAATAATAATGTGGGAAGAGTATTCCATGAAAAATATGCAGATACTGCTATTCAATCATGGGGTTATCACTTAATATTAGATGCGAAAGGATGTAAAAAGAATTTTAACGAACCTAAAATTCTAGAAACTTTCGTAGTGGATTTATTAAAAAGAATAAAGATGAATGCATGGGGAACCCCATGGATTACACACTTTGCTGAAAAGCCAGAAATTGCTGGTTGGACAGTAATACAACCATTGACAACAAGTTCATTAACTATACACTTTTTAGATATAAATGGTGATATGTATTTTGATTTGTTTTCATGTAAAACTTTTGATATTGAAATGGTGAAAAGTATGATTATAGAATATTTTGATCCTATTTCAATGAAGGATCAATATCTTGTACGACAAGCATAATATAACACCAAAAGAAGCATTACAAGAGTGGCTGGCGAGGATTAAAATTCCTCGTCAAGCACTCGATGGTCATTCTATTTGTCCTTTCAGTAAAGGTATTAGTGTGCCAACTCCAGAATATTTACATATGGACGAAAATTTTATAGCTCCATCTGTTGAGAATATTCGAAGAATTAAAGTATATACAGTTACAAATTTAAACATTACACCTGAATCTATGGATTCTTGGTGTTCTTTCTATGCGAACAAATTTCCAGATTTAATATTTTTAGCTGACCATAAAGATCGTAAAACATTTATAAATGGCGTACAAACAAATAATGGTTATTATAATTTTATGTTATGCCAACCTAAAAAAGAATTAAATGAAGCAAGAGATTCACTAATTAAAACAAATTATTATAGTTTTTGGGATGAGAATTATCTCAAAGATGTATGGGGTAAAGATTATCAACCTAAATAAATTATTATGAGTGTTTGGACAGATTATGATCCTTTAGAGGAAATTATAGTAGGAAATATTCCTACACCTGATTATTATAAATCGTTTGTAAGTGCAGAAGTAATGCGTGTGTTAGAACCCATTATTCTTGAAACTAAAGAAGATTTAGATAATATGCAAAAAGTATTTGAATCTTTAAATGTAAAGGTTTATCGTCCAGAAATACTTCCGTTTGAAAGTAATTTAAAACTTCCTAAATTTAAAATTAAAAATCCTATCGCACCAATTGTTCCAAGAGATTCCTATATTGTTTATGGAAATACAATCTATTCAGCATATACTTCAATGGCTGATCGATGGTTAGAGTCATTAGCATTTTATAATATATTTTTAGAAAAGTACACAAAAAATTCTTATAACTGGATAAGTACACCAGTTCCACTACTTAAAGATTTTCCACCTGACACTCAATGGTTTACACATGGTGGCGACAGATATGGAAGAGATTTGGTGAATAGAATATTATGGCATACTGCAACAATGTATAAAGTTGGCGATTCAATAATTGTAAATTCAGCTGGTCCTGGAACAGCATTAGGATTAGATTGGATGAAAAGAAATATTCCTTCTACAAAATTTATTGATAATGTAAATAAGCCACATCGTGGTTGGGGACATATCGATCAGTTCTTTTTTATGACTAATGACACTACTTGTTTTTGTACAGATATAAATTATGTACCAGAAGCTATATTGAAAAATAAAAATATAAATGTACATTCTTTTGGTCATTTAATTACAAATATAGATATGATACAATACGATCATCGAATGACAGCTTCAGAAGGAAAATATAGTATTGAATGGATTAAAGAATGGATATCTGAGTGGCGTGGATTCGCACAAGAAGTTGCTTTTGATAGTAATGTCGTAGTGGTAGATGAATCGAACATAGTTGTAAGCAATCATCAACCAAAATTAGAAGAATTTTTTAAATCGCATGGAATTAAATTACATGTGGCAAATCAAAGACAAGGTGGTTTTTGGGATGGTGGTGTTCATTGTTTAACACTTGATATAAAAAGAAAAGGGGAACGAAGAAATGTCTTGGATTAATATAAAAAATTATAATCATTATTCTGATTTAGAAAAAATAGTTCCATACTTACAACAAGATATATTAGCTTGGGTACAAAAACATAATATAGAAACAGATGCATTAAGTGCTTATGGTACTGGAGATAAAGCAAAAACTAAAATTAGCCGTTTAACGACTGTACCAAAACAATATGTTGGCGAATTGACTGAAGTTCCTTCAAATAATTTAGAATTTAAACATGCAGATGATTGGAAAACTATTCCATGTTATTATAATAGAGTTTGGGATAAAATAGTTTTTCCTAAGTCTTGGGAAGCATTGAGTAAATTAAATGGAGTGTATCAAATACTTATAAATTTTATCAAACCACATGGTAAAATAACTCCACATAAAGATACAAGTAATTGGGATCGTATTGAAGAACAATTAAAAAGAAAAGTAGATGGTTATAGTGCGGTTGTTACATTATTTTCTGGAATGAAAAACAAAAATGAAAAAACAGTAGGAATGGATGTCGAAGGAATTCAAAAATATCCACTAGCAGGAGAAATAGTTTGTTTTGATGGTAAAGAAGCTGGCCATAGTATGTGGAATGACACGAATGAGTGGAGAATTACAGCAGTTATAGATATTGATAAAAAACATTTTATTAATGAGAGATTAAAAGAAATTATTATTAATGGTAATAAAGAAACAATTATATTACCTAAAAAACCACATCCGATAATTAAATTAGAAAACGATCATTATGTAACTTTAAAAGAACCAACTATAAGAGAGATAAATATAGTTGTAGATTCAGAAAATGAAAGCATTATCTATAAACATATTCTTTCGAATGTTAAATATTTAACAGATAATGGTGGAATAAAACATTATGTTGATTCAGTACCAGACGATGAATTGCTTTTTTATTGGAACAATTTAGGATCTAAAACGATTAATTTATTAAAACAGTATTTTATAGAATATAAAGAATATCATAATATAATGAATTATATAGAATTACATGCAGAAGAAATGATAGAGGATTCAAAGGGAGAATAGAATTATGTGGATTGATACTAAATTATATAAAAATTATGACGATTTAATGTTTTTAGGCAAAGTAATACAATCAGACTTTGAAAAATGGAAACTTAAATATGGTACAAATGAAGCATATGCAAAACGTATTCAAGTTCAAAAATTTGAACATCATGACGTCTATCCAGATTATGCTCATGTAAAAGGTGGTGACGATCTATACCATAGACCAGAATCTATTGAAGATCGACATAATCCAAACGAATATTGGTTTTGCGATGCAGTATTTACTGATTGTGGAAATAAGAAAATGAAAAATTTTGAAGACTGGAAAGAGTCAGCAGAATTGGCTTTAAAACTTCCAGGAATAGTACAATTTATTGTTAATTTTGTAAAACCAAAATCAGAATTGCCATCTCATGATGATACAGGTGGATGGAAAAGAATTGAAAAAGATATAGGAAGACCACTAAATGGATTCAGTAATGTATTAGGATTAGCAACTAATGCTACTAATATGGGATTTGTTTTTAAAAATAGATACACTGGAGTACCAGAAAAAAAAGGTTGGAATAGTGGTGAGTGGGTTTCTTTCGAAGGAAAAACACATTATCATGATGTATATAATCATAGCAACGACTGGCGTGTTACAGCAATTATAGATTTAGAATATACGCAATATAATTTAAAAAATTCAGACCTCTATTATTTACAAAATAGATGGGCTACTTATACAGGAGAATAATATGTGGATAGATCCAAAAAAATTCAAACATTATGAAATGTTAAAATCGTTATCAGTTGCTTTACAAGCAGACTATTCTACATTTTCAAGGAATCATAATATTAAAGAAAAAGGAATTAATGTTTTTCGTTACGAATATCCAAATGCAGAACATGAACATGCAGATTCTTGGTGGGCTATTCCACTTATACAAGGAACAAAAGCTGTACCTAATGACTGGCATCGTTCTACTGCAGTTTTAAAAGAAATTCCTGGAGTATTCCAATCAATAGTAAATTTCATTACACCATTTGGTGGATTACCATTACATAAAGATTTTGGTAGTTGGCAAAGAATTGAAGAATCAGTTGGTCATGCTGTAAAAGGCTGGACTATTGCAATCGGTATTGATATGCCAAGCAATGATCCGAAAATACTTGGAATAGAATTTGAAAACGATTCAGCTCCAAGAGCATATGCAAATAACGAAATAGTTGCTTTTGATGGAAGAAATTATATGCATAAAGTTTGGAATAAAACTGGAAATTGGAGAGTGTCTGCAATTGTAGATACAAATGAAACAGAGTGGGCTTTATAGAGGAGGAATTATGTGGTTAGGTGATCCAATACAATATAAAGATTATGGTGCATTGCAAAAGCTCATGCAAGCCCTTTTAAACGATTATGCAGCATGGAGAAAGAATTTTAGTATAGAAACTGATACTGTGAACGCAGACGAAAGATACGCAATGCCTGAAGCGAATAAAGGGGGTTTTAAGGCTCTTCCTGTAATAGATGGTCGAAAAGTACAAGAAAGGTGGAGTTTAGGTTGGAATCGAAGCATGAAAGCAGCATTTGAAATTGAAGGAATGATTGATATGTGTATTAATTTTATTCGTCCAGGAAAAATGCTTCCAGTCCATCATGATGGTTATGTTTGGGATTGGATACGTCAAAGTGTTGGAGATCCATCAATTAGTGGATATACAGTAAGTTTTGGAATTGATATACCAGATCCAGAAAATCAAGCATTGATATTTGATGGAATTAAAAGAGTTTGGAAAACTGGAGAATTTAGAGCATTTAATGGACATGATATTCAACATCAATTAGTAAATAATGCAACTAATCCAGAACATTGGAGAGTAACTGCAGTAATGGAAATAGAGGGTAAATATTTTAACATATAAAGAACTTTACTTGCAAGGTTTTTTATTATAAAATATGTCTATGGAAGAAGATATATTACAGCAAAAAATATTTGATGAATTGTTTATGTCTGCAATGAATATATTAATTGAACATAAAGATAATGAATCAGCAAGTCAATTAGTTTCGAGCACAATGCTTGCAATCGCAATTCGTTTGTATAAATCAGCTTTAACACCAGAAGATTATGAAAAATTTTTAGATTCAGTAGTTGAAGTTGGTAGATCAGCAAAACCTTTTGGAATGACTGATATTATGCATAAAAAACATTTACATTAAAACATATTTTTGACTAAATAATACGTTCTTTATATGATGATATAAAAAAAGGAGTTACTTATGGCAATCGTGCAAAGTAATTTGTTATTTCCTTCGTCATCTAATTTTAATGAATTAATTATACTATATATTTCTGCTATACTATGTTTATATTTTATATACAATATATTTAAACACTAATGAAATAAATTTATATTATGAATATATTTTTTCTAGATAAAAATCCACAAATTTGTGCGACAATGCACTGCGATAAGCATGTAGTTAAAATGATTATAGAATATGCGCAGTTATTGTCGACTGCGCATCGCGTTCTAGACGGCAATCCTGTAAATTCAAAATCTATCAATAATCGCAAATACACTTCCTATAATCACCCAACAATGAATGATGTATTGTATAAAGCAACAATGAAAAATCATCCGAGTGCTATATGGGTTCGTGAGAGTAAAACTCATTATGAATATCTTTATACATTGTGGGTTTCTTTATGTAATGAATATACTCATCGATATGGTAAAATACACAGTACCTATTCTAAATTGAAAGATGCTTTATCTATTACTCCAAAAAATATTCCAGTTTTATCTTTTTCAGAACCACCACCAGCAATGAAGCATTTTCCACAATGTATAGTTCCAAATAACTCTATTCAATCTTATCATAATTATTATAGAGTTGCAAAAGCATACTTCGCTAAATGGACTAATAGATCTATTCCAGAGTGGTATCTAAATAAAAATAAAGGATTAGAACATGCCAATATATAGTTTTGAAAATACAAAAACTGGTGAAACGTTTGAACAAGAAATGAAGTATGAAGAATTAGAAAAATATTTAAAAAAGAATAAAAACATTATTCAAATTTTTACTAAATTTCCTGGAACCATAGCACCATGGAATGCAACTGGAAATACTGGTGCAGCAAAAGGAAGAAAGAAAGATTTTAAAGAAGTGCTGAACAAAATACATAAGAAAACTCCAGGATCAGTATTAAATAAAACAACGGATTTATAATATGGATTTATATGACGCAATCATTTTTACGATTGAACTGACATCTACTATAATATTATTGACGATTGTAGTTGCTTTATTCGGAATTCATTTAATTCGAGCAATTAAAAGGAAATTAAAATGGAAATAAATTTTACAGAATCTAAATTAAATTTAATCATCGGTCCTAACGAGTACATTTCAGATTGGTTTCTTTCATTAAATACGATTTTACCAAAATATGGAATTAATAATTTAAATAGAGTGGCAGCATTCCTTGCTCAAACTGCCCATGAATCAGGCAAATATAAATTTTTACAAGAAAATCTTAATTATAGCGATAAAGGTTTATTGAAAACGTTTCCAAAATACTTTAATGAAAGTAATGTGATGGATTATGCTCGTAAACCAGAAGCGATTGCGAATAGAGTTTATGCGAATAGAATGGGTAATGGTCCAGAAGAATCTGGAGATGGCTGGTTATATTGTGGAAGAGGATTAATCCAATTAACTGGCAAGAATAATTATACTGCATTCGCTAAAAGTATAGAGTTTCCTGTTGAAGAATTAGCTGACTATCTTATGACATTTGATGGTGCTGTTACTTCAGCATGTTGGTTTTGGCATAAGAACAATTTAAATGACTTTGCTGATACTGGCGATCTAGTAATGATGACCAAAAAAATTAATGGTGGAACTATTGGATTGGAAGATCGAGTAAAACATTATAACCATGCAATAGAGGTATTATCACATGACTAAATTATATTTAAACGGCGAAGATTTACAATGGGAAGAGGGTACTATTGAAGAGTCTCCGAAAGACAAAGAACTAAAAGAAAAGGGTTTAAAAGGAATTAAACTTACTTACGACACTAATGAAGAAGAAAACGAATATTCAGTATTTGGAACTAAATTGTAATGACCACTACACTTACCACTAAAAAGTGGTACACTCATATATCAACATCATTTCCTAAATTAGAAAAAATAGAAGGATCTACTCGAACCTATTTAACACCAACAGGAAAGAAATATCCATCAGTTACGAGTGTGACATCTTTAGAATCTGCAGCAGGAATCGCAGCATGGCGAGCGTCAATTGGGAATGAAAAAGCAAACGCAATATCTGGTAAAGCGATGAGAAGAGGAACTTCTATTCATAATCTTTGCGAATCGTATCTATTAAATGATGGTATTGATGAGTCTATATTTGAATCGCATGAATTTAAACTATTAATTCCTTATTTGAATAAAATAGATAATATCTATGCATTAGAAACACCAATGTATAGTGACCATTTAACTTCTGCTGGTACTGTAGATTGTGTAGCTGAATATGATAAATCATTATGTGTGATTGATTTTAAAACAAGTAATAAAAGCAAAACTCCAGATAAAATTAAAGGTTATTTTATGCAGACTGCTGCATATGCTGTTATGTTTGAAGAACACACTAAAATTCCTGTACCAAATATTAAAATTATAATGCTTGTACAAAATCCACTATCAGTATTAATCTTTGATGCTAAAAGAAACGATTATATAAAAGATTATATACAGTTAAGAGAAACATATAGAAAATTAAAAAATTTATAATGAATATAAAACAACATAAACCTAGTATTTGGGTAGTGCTAATTATTATTGGTTGGTTATTAGCTATCGTATCCATTGTTTGTTACTTATGATTGAATTAAAACCAAATAGCACTCAAGAACATATTAAAGAAATTGCCTTTACAGAAAAATATTGGGTACATTATTTAAATGCACCTCCACATTTAGAAATACAATCTGGTAATGCTGCTTTCGGTTTAGGTTATCAAGCTGAAGATTTAAGAGATATACTTTCAAAAAATAAAATAGATTTTATTCGTGGAAATAGTGGTGAAACAAGTGAAGTTGTTGAAAAATTAAATGAGACACTTTGTTCTACTGCAAATATGGAAAGTATCGCTTATGCAGTTTCAGGCTCAGATGCAAACGAAGCTGCCATTTATATGCATGATACTTATTGGGTAAATATTGGAAAACCAAAAACACATTTAGTAAGTTTTTATCCTTGCTATCATGGAACTACATATTTAAATCGACAATTTAAAAATGATATGCTTCCGAGCAAAGAACTAAGTCGTGTTAAAATGATTCGTGGTAAAGAATGGTACACGGACGCTGAACGTATAGAACATGAAACAATGCTTACTGATTCTTTCATTACCACTTTACAAGCAAATCCAACTATTGGTGGATGTATAATGGAAAGTATGCCTTGGAATGAAACGATTGCGCCATATAGTCAAGAATTTTGGAAAACTATTCGACAAATTTGTGATGAATTTAATATATTAATGATTGTTGATGATGTAGCAGGATATGGTGGTAAAGTAGGAACACTTTTTACACATACATATTATGGAGTAACTCCAGATATTGTAACAATCGGAAAAGCATTAACAAATGGAATGGTTCCTTTAAGTGCAGCATTAGCGAATGAAAAAGTTACAAAAGGAGTTCGTAAAAAGAATTGGGATTGGGGGCACACTTGGCAACCAAACATGTACGGAGTAGAACTTGCGAATAGAGTAATTGAGATATTAAATTCTAAAGGTTATTTAACGACGGATCATCAAAATTATATTGGTAAAAAGATAAAAGAATTAGAAACATTCCTTGTGAATGAAAAACTTGCGACATCTATAATTGGTAAAGGTTGCTGGAGATCAATTCAAACTAATCCAATTGCAACTCCTATTGGTTTATATCATTTAAGTAATGCTGGAATGGCAGCAACTACTTCTCATAAAATGATTAAATTAATTTTGCCACTGATTGTAGATGACGAATATTTTGACGAATTAAAGGCGAGAACGACTTTATGTTTAACAACTAGAAAAGAGGAGATAGAAAACTTATGAATCAAGTAATACATGAACAAATGGAACCGATTGCTCCTTGGTGGATAAATTATTCAGAGGGCATCCCATCATTTGTTGACGAATACAAATCAAGATTATTAGAATTATCGAACAAAGATCGAACATTTGTAAATACCATTGCACTAGCAACTGCATTTACTCTTAAATCACCAGATCTATTACATGATATATCTCAAACAATGTTTGATGATAGACAAGTCGATTTAAGAGATGATATAATTCGAATGTCAGCAGAAGCAACTGAAGATTTTATTACTCGAACAGATTTACTTTGTTCTCAAGATAATGAGTCTTCTGATTTAGAAGCACAAGTAAGATACGCAATCGCAGTTGCAGGAAGATTCGATAAATCAGTAAAAAATGCTCATTCAAAAGCAAATATATCATTACCAAAAGACGAAGAATCTATAAGAGAATTAGTTGCTCTTGTTACAGTAATTGCAAAATTACTCTAAAATCATTAATTTAGGCTCTTTTTATTAACGTAAAAGTAGTATATTTCCAAGATATTTTAGTATATAATAGACTAAATATACACTGTGGAATTGCTATATCTCAATTATTATAGAATTCACGTGAACTTAACAATGGAATAAATGAAGCCATATAATAAAAACTTTCGGTCTAGAGATCGTCAAAATTTTGATCCTACACGAGATAAACGTTCGAACTATGTTCGACCAAAAGAAACAGGAATTACTGTTTTCGTGGAGGAAGGAAAATTAGAACAAGCCATCCGACGATTCAAAAAGAAAGTAGATCGTGCTGGGATCATTAAAGAAATACGTGATCGTCAAGCATATTCGAAACCAAGCGAGAAGAGAAAATTAGCTAAAGAAGCAGCAAGAGTTCGCTGGCATAAACAAAAAAAGCTAATGGACAGATACATGTAGTGTAAATACTGTATTATTAATACAATGAGTTATTAATTTAAACTACATCATTTCCTAAAAAATAAAAGCATTTAAAATCAATGACTTAGCTTGTCATTGTAATTTTTACCTTGCTTTTTGAGTTTTTTTATAGTAGAATGGTGCAAGAAAAAAGGAGTAATGAATGTTTAATAAGACATTGTTACAACACAGGATCTTACCAATAGTGGTAATTCTGTTATTAACAATTTTTTTTATTAAGTTTGCTTCAAGTGAAGAAAACAGACCATCAAACATTTCAGCAGAAGAGTTTGAGTGTCTTGTTGAAAATATATATCACGAAGCAGGTGGCGAATCCATGCGTGGTAAAATAGCAGTTGGTGTAGTCACAATGAATCGTACTAAGGATGAAAGATATCCAAAGACGATTTGCGGAGTAGTAAAACAAGGACCCATCAATAAATGGCATTGGGAACAAAGACAAGCGATCGTTCCAATTAAACATCGATGCCAATTTTCATGGTGGTGTGATGGTAAGAAAGAACGTATTGATTATGGTTCTTTAAAATATTATGATTCAATAGTTGCGGCACGCAAAGTGCTAACAGGTAACTATGATGATTTAGTAGGTGGTGCAACGCACTATCATGCTGAATATGTGAATCCAGAATGGGCATCTCGATTAATTCGAATCGTTCAAATAGATTCTCATATATTCTACAAATATAAGAATATCTAATGAATAAAATGGGGTTGAATAAGTCATTGATTTTAAATGATTTTATTTTAACCCCATTTTCTAAGTCATTGATTTATATATCTTTTTTTTTCAATAAATTCCCCCATAACCATTTACTTTATTCGGCAAATATGCTAGAATAGTCGGTATATATGATGAAAAACTTTTTTAATGAAATTAAAATACCTTTATTGGCGTTCGCGATCATGGTATTATTTTCTTATTCTTCAATGGTTGCTATTATTAAAATAGCTGAATGGATGGGTAGAATATAATGTGTGATAGAATGATTAAAAAAATTTCACCTGAGTTAATGAATTATATCAAAAATTCTAATTCTAAAATTCGTGCTGATAAAAGCATTATTGGTGGTATAATGTCTGAAGATCCTAAAGATTGGGCTGATATGGGCATTTTTACTCTTGATGATTTACAAAAGTATGATTTACAAATGTATATTTGGGATCGTTTTCGTGATGTAAATGGTCATCGTCCTCGTCATTTAAATTTTAAAAGAATGACTTTAAGTGAACTTGAAACGATGGCTAATTCTTTAAGAAATGAAAAAACACTTGCTCAAAAAGAAGAAGAGTGGGAAAATGAACATAAACATCTTCTGAATCCAGAAGAATATATGAAAGGTATATTATGATCTATTTAAATAAAAACGATTTAGGCAAAAATGTGTATAGAATTACACTACAACATATTCTTACTACATCTTACTATGTAAAGGCAAACAGTAGAGATGAAGCAGGAGATATAGTGAGCGATTTTGGTGGAATTAACAATGATGAAATAAGATCAATTGTTGATGAAAATTCTGAACAACTATCATTAGATTTTGTAAATGCTGACTATGACAGCCAATCAATTGAATTCGTTGGTAAAGTAGTTAGTGACGAAAATGACAATGACGAAGTAGAATTAGATAAACTTGCAACTGAATTAAAAACAGCATGAGAGCAGTATCAGTAGATCCAAGAATCGATCATTTCTATGCAGATGCATACGCACATGCTTCGAAAACAGGAGAAATTTCTTTTGTAACTAATTATATGAATGTAAACTATATTCTTATTGCTGAGATATTTTATAGTTTAAAACACAACCTTACTTTTGTAGATATATATGATAGCAACGAAGGCAGTTTTATAGATTGCAAAAAATTTAAAGGCAAAGTTTCAAAACTTCAACTTAAAGAATATTTCGAAAAAAAATGGTAAAAAAGAAACATTTAATTAACTTTGGCAAAAATGTTTGGGATGAAGATATCTTTATAGTAGAATATAAAGGTGCAAAAAACGTTTTACCAGAATCTGAAATAAAAAGATGGATATCTGAGATTGACGATTCTGAAACTTTCTTTGCAAGAAAAAACAATATACAATAGGATACATTATGATAGACTTAAATAAAGTAGTTGATGATTTAAATGATGTGTTAGATTATATACAAGATGGAATGTACAAGGCAGCAACACATCGAATATCTTTAATCAAAAAAGATATAATTAAAAGTAAAAAATTTAGAGCAAAAAAAGTAAAATCTAATTTAACTGTTGATGGATATTATTTTGATAAAACAGGCTCATATACTTTATATAAAGATGAAACAGGAAAATCAACAATAATCAAAGAAAAAAATAATCATGGGAAAACGAAGAAAAAAACAAGCAAGTAATAAAGAACGAGTTTCTTCATTTGGTGCTGAATACGATATAAGCCCACCAAGAATGACAAACGAAGAACGAGAAAAAATGATGCAAGAATTTTTGTCAAAGGGCGGACAAATTCAACGTATAGGAAAGTTCGGAGAAAATGTCTAATTATTCTCAAAAAATTATAGTGCATTTTAATACCAGCGATGGTAAACAAATATCTCAAGTCTTTGAAAATAAAGATTTTGAAGTAATGCAAGTTGAAGCAGTGAGATATATGGATTCTTTAAAAGCATCAAATAAAACAGCAAAATTGACTAAAAAAACTCTTTTAATAGAGTTTCATTATAATCAATAATATAAGTCATTGATTTATATACCTTTTTTATTTTATGGAAGCATTTACTTTTAGAGGGTTTTATAGTAGAATAGAGGGTGAATTTAACAAATAAAAGGAAATATAATATGAATATGTTTGAATTAGTAAATGAATATAAAGATAAGGGTCTTTCGAATAATGATATTGCTGATGAACTTGGCATTTCTACTAAACAAGTGAAAAATATTTTATCTAAAAATGCCTATGAAATTGATAGTATTGAAAACGACTATAATCATGGTGCATATTATGATGATGATGCTTCTGACGTAAAAGATGAAATACTTTCTGAAGCTGGATATTATAATAACAATTATTAATACACCTAAATAGGAGTATATTAATTGCAATTAATATTAATTAAATAAGGAGTTAAAATTATGGCAGAAAAAAAAAGATACGTATTCATTCTTAAAGGCAAAAGAACGCATACAATCATATCTGACAGTGAAGCAAATGCAAGAGCATTCTTTGCTGAAAATCCATCAATAAATCAATATGAAATTATTGATGTGTTAGAAGAAAATTTAGTGGTTGCGGAACCATATAAAATCGCAGAAAATCCAGACGTAAACGTGCATACGTATGCTGAAATTAAACCACATACTTTCGATGCAACACCACCTGCTGGATCAATTAAAGTAGGATATTAATACTTACTAAATTTTTATATTATGCCTTTGATGCCAATATATTATACGAGTTTAAATTTAAACCCTCGTGCATCTATGAAAAGTTCTAAAAAAAATAGACAAGCAAATTTGAACCATGAAGAATGGCTTAAATCACGAGGGTTACACTCGAGTCAATTATCGGCTAAAAAAACTGAAGATAAAACCCCAGCAAAATTTGATATACCACTTCGAAACGTTCCATATAATACTAATCATAATATCACAGGTTCTACACCTAAAGCTGAGAGTAAAGTCTATACAGGTACATTAATTAAAGGGATTGCAACGATGCATAAATCAAATGCAGTTCCAATTATAAGCGACGAACAAGCACAAGAAATATCTAAAATGAGAAGAGGATAATATGTTAGAAGAAATAGCTATTCCATTGTTAATGATAGGTACTGGATTGTTTGGTCTTGGTTATTGGTTCGGTAGAGGAAATAGAGATAAAGAAGTTCCAAAAATAATTGATTGGACAATTAATCAATTAGTTGTCAATGGTTATATAAAAATGAAAAAAGAAACACTTTTTGGTATGCAAATGGAACGAATGGTGAGATGGAATGAAATGCCTGAAAAGAAACAAAAACTTAACAATCTTGACAAATAATTCTTTACTTACACGATAAAATATTATACAATAGACGTTGCTATGACTATATTAACTGAAGATAAGATTAAAGCTAAAATTTCAAATTACTGTCTGCATAAAGATATTACTAAACTAGAGTATCTTTATGTAGACTTGACTATCCAAGTTCGAAGACTCAATAAATGGTTCTCAAAATATCTAGACATATTCTCAACACAAATGGATCTAGATCCGAATAGAAGTTCACCTATTTGGCAATTATATCACAAAAAATATAACGAATTAGAAGTTTATAAAGAAGCAATCAACACAATTCAACATAAGATTAAACTTTTTAAAAACCCAAACTATATTCCATCAGTAAAGGAAGATACGAAATTAGAAATAGATCATGTTAAAGTTCTCAGATCATAAATCTTTCTCTCAATTTATTGAGTTAAAAGTTCAAGATAAAAACAACTATGAATTCTATAATCATTTAGATGCTGTATTAGAATATGCTGCTGAAAATGATATTGAAGTAGATTCTCTTAAAAATTTAATACAGGGTTCTCTTAAGCAAAAGATTGAAGCAAATGCTATGGATAAGAATTTACTCCCTCGAACAGCCAAACTAAATATATAATGGATGGCTATTCTGTTTATAAGATATACATCGCAAGTAAGTTACATTTTACAACTGACTATGATGTATTTAAAAAAAAGGGTGCTATAAAAGGATCTAAGGAGAAATACAATGTTCGCAATGATAAGTCTTTATTTGAAAAACTTGGTAGAAAATTTAAAAAGCCAAGTGACGCAGTGGAGTATTTCGTTTCCAATTTTGCTGTCGGACATGATGCTGTCGTTTATCATAGCAGTATTGCTGACGATTTGCATAAAGATTGGATAAAAACAAAAGAATCTATTACTCACGTTTTTAAAGAAGATTGTAATACGATTCTTAATTCTTTTACAACGAAGAGTGATAATTTATATTCATTTTCTGGAAGTACGATGCAAATACCAGAATTAATGAAACTGCATATAGGAAACCATATAAAAGTACAGACGATTGTAATCCTAAATGCTTTTAATTCGTTTTTTGATAATTGGAAAACTCAAACCAATATCATATTTGCCGATGAGTGTCGTCGCATCATTAAGGCAGAACGATTTGTGAAATTCGATCGTAAAAAAGTCGAAGACGTTTATAACAAATTTGTTATAGATATGAAAAAAAACGTTGATCTTTTGTAGTTTAACAACGTGACCAAAGGAAACTACACTTGCTTTGCAAGCTATATTATGATATAATTATATTATAAACAGAAGGATATATAATGAAAAAACTTTTAGTATTATTATCTGCAGTATTATTTACTGCATCTGTTTCAGCACAAACACCAGCACCTAAAAAAGAGACGTCTGGATCGATGGGAGTGACAACTACAGTTGCACCTAACAGTCCAGCTACTAAAAAGGAAGAAGCTCCTGCTGTGTGTGTTGAAAAAGATAAAGATGGTAAAGCAATCATCGACAAAAAAACTAATAAACCAGTTGTTTGTCCAAAAAAAGATGATAAAAAAGTAGAACCTGCTAAGAAGTAGTTTCACTTTCCAAAGTGGGCGAGCAATTGCCCACTTTACTTACAAGATAAATTAATATACAATATACAACGTAACATACAAATACAAGGAAATACATATGGATATACAAAAATTAAAATCAATGAGTACCTCTGATTTTTCTAAAATATCAAACGAGTACGAAAAAATATCAAATCCCACAGCAAATTCAGATTCAAAAGCTGACAATCGTTTTTGGAAATTAGAACCAGATAAAGCTGGTAACGCAACAGCTGTAATTCGTTTTCTACCAAGAGTAGAGGGCGATGAATTACCATGGGTGAGAATATTTAATCATGGTTTTCAAGGACCAACAGGAAAATGGTATATTGAAAATTCACTTACTACTATTGGTGAGAAAGATCCAGTATCTGAATTAAATAGTAAATTATGGAACTCAGGTATCGAAAGCAATAAAGAAATTGCTCGTAAACAAAAAAGAAGATTGGGTTATATTACAAATATTTTAGTTGTAAGCGATCCTAAACATCCAGAAAACGAAGGACAAGTAAAATTGTTTAAGTTTGGTAAAAAAATCTTTGATAAGATTATGGATAAAGCAAGACCTACTTTCGAAGACGAAAAACCTGTAAACGTGTTTGATTTATGGAATGGTGCAGACTTTAGAATTAGAATGCGTAAAGTTGATGGCTATTCAAACTACGATCAATCAGCTTTCTTAGAACCAGCAGCATTATATGCAGGTGATGAGAAAAAATTATTAGATCTAGTAAGTAAACAACATAAATTATCACCATTCGTTGCAAAAGATCAGTTTAAATCTTACGAAGAATTATCTCGTAAATTAAATGAAGTATTGAATGATACAAATGGATCGGTTAAGACTGCAGCATCTATTTCTGAAATAGACGAAGAATATAGTGCTCCAAAAAAACCAGTTGCAACACCATCTAAGAAAAAAGAAGAAGAAGATGTTCTTTCTTATTTTCAAGGAATAGCGAACAGTGAGTAGAAATCATATACCATCTGGAAACGATTATGGGAACGGACGTTTTAAATCCGTTCTCATTTTAGTTGTTATTTTTAGCTGGGCATTGATTATCGGTTTAGTATATACGTCTTTCTCTTTAAATAAAGAGAAGAAGATTGTAAAAAACGTATTAAGAGAACAATTTGAAAAAGTAGTATATACGAGTAAAATATTAAATAACTTTGAACCAGCTTCTCATCCACAAGTAATAGATACGTTATTTAATGAGTGGATTAAGCATCGAAGAAAAGAATAAATCTTGGAATAAAGTTTCGAATCTTGGAAAGTTATCTATTTACTTCCAAGATTTGAAGCATTAAAATAACCCTGTTGGGTTTGATACGAGATTATAATTCTAAGAGATCGTTTTAACAGATCCATCTTTCTTTGCTAGATATGCATTGAAAGAGATGAGTGGAAATTCTCTTCTCAGTTTCAATATCGCCATTAGATTCGATATATCATCATCAAAAATTCTTACTTTACTGAAATTCTTCGATTCCAAATACTTTCGAGTAATCATCGCTTTTTTCGAAGCACCTGTTCCGCTCGTTATATTTCCTGCTCTCTCAACTCTCACCTTATCGATATTAAACCCATATTTTCTAAACGTTTTAAGAAATATACTCTTACTATCAAAATCAGTTCTTGCAGTGATAATGATGACTCTTGATAATGGATATTTTTCAGATGCTGCGAGAATTAACTTTGCACGTTGCAACATACGACCGATGGGTTTTGATTCTTTATAAAATTTTTCAGCGTCTTTAAATTCAGAAAAATCGAATGTTTCACCTGTTGCGAGCGAATAGGTATTGAATTCGGCTGATGTGAGTGATCGAACAATTTCTCCGTCACGATTCTTTACGAGTACTGAAGCAGTAGTATGAAATAGAGTATCATCGATATCAAATATCGTTAGCCAACCATTCCCATAAGTCTCTTTTGCAGACGTATAATCTTTAAATGTTGACACCATATGATCGATCTATGTAACGATTAATCGATGACTCATCATTTCTTGGTGATTTACCAAATAATGTTGTTTGTTGTGTTGGTGCGTTATTAATCGTTGTAATTGGTGTTGATGCTATATTTGTTTCGCCACTTAAAGAACTTTTTGCTTCTTCAGCAGCGATTGTTTTATTCGTAAGATCTGTTCCAGTTGTACTTGGTGCTGGAGTCATTTTTGCAGCTTCTTGGGCTCTTGTATTTTTTACTTCTGATCCTGAAATTCCTTGTAAACTTTCTCCATTAATATATTTTTGGTTTCGAGAAATTTTATCTTTGTTTACTGTAAGATATGCTTGTACTTCTTCTTTTGACCCAATTTCAGAAAGAGCAGCTTGTATATTTTCATCTTTTAATTGACCACCTGATGCTGAAGCACTCATCATTAATCCATTCATTCGAACGTTCATTGCATCCTCTAAACCTTTATTTTTGTCTAATATATTCTTTGCTTCTTCAGTAGGCATTCTATTCATTTTTATCGGAGATGCACTCGGAACGATTGGTTTCGTAAATACTGGTGTAATCGGTGCAGTTTCTCCTGAAAGATCTGCAGAAACTCCTTCTGTATTTGATGGCGCAGGAAGAGTTGGTGAAGATTGTGGTGCCACTATTGGTGATTTTTTAAATGGAGAAAACGGACCGACACTTACTTCTTTATTTACGATCGGAATAGTAAATTTAATTTCTGGAATTGTTAATCCTTCAAAGAAGTTTAATATAGTGTTTTTAATGTTCGTAAAGAAATCTACTATCGGTTTAAATACTTCTGCAATAGGATCAAATACGTTTGTTTTAAAAAAGTTCTCAATTGAAGAGAATAAATTCATTATAGGATTAATAATATAATCTTTAACTGCATTCGTAAGAATAGAAATACCATTCTTTACAGTTTCTTTTGAAATAAAACCGAATGAAAGGAAATTGATTAAACTTGATACAAATTCTGTTACAACATCGCCAAAATCTGCTCCTGAGAAAGCTAATTTAATTGAATCAAATAATCCTTTAAAAACACCAATAACTAATGTTGGTATTAATAAACCAAATCTTGCCACTGTCGCTAACAATAATTTTCCAATTTGCGGAACTGCACGGAGTACGAATGA